TTAGTAAATTTAGTGCTTTCTGTCTAGTAATTTTCTCACCTTTTAACCCGCTGTTGTTATCTCTATAGTCTAACTCTATGCCTCCTATAATATTATCAGCCTCTTTTTGCTCTTCATCAGATATGATAATATTATCTTCTTTCTTTTCTACCTGTCTTGTTGGTGCCTTCTGTGGTTTAGGCTTGCCCGGTCTTTCTAGTATAATCTTACTAGGCTCAACCTCTTCTAGTATATCTATTAATGATTGCTCTATCTGCTCCATATACTGATCTATGTTCTTGTATACAGCAAAGTTAGGGATTGGTAAATATAGACCGGTTTGACCTACACCACCGTTGTTCCAGTTTACATTTGGGTCAAACAAATCTTCTAACCTCTCTATAGTAAACTTGTTTCTATTAGACATAGAGTCTAATTCTTCTTGCTCATTTAAATATGTAAGAAGACTTCTTGGAACTGCACGCTTACCATCTTTAGTCATCCTAACAGTTCTTAACATAGAATTGGAAACACCCAATCTATTAATAGCTTTCTGTGCAGGGCCTATACCTGTAAGCTCTCCTTTCTCATTACGCTTTTCAAAACGTAACATTAGTATTTCATCTCTAAGCTCTAGCGCTTGTGGTAACAATTGAGGCTGTCCTATCTCTTGTAGTCTAGCTGCAATAAGCTCCTGCATTTGCTCCTCAGATCTCTTACCAGGTACAATAAGTTGATGTAATCCTTTTGACCCGTATGGTGCCTGTAGTATCTGCTCAAGCTCTTTCATAGTTCGTATAAACACTAGCATAGGTTCATAAAATCTATCAAAGTCAGATTGTATCTTTGGTGATATAGGTCTAGGTCTTAGCTCTATTGCATATGTTTTAGGCTCACCATTCTTTACCTCTGCATTACTTATAACAAGATACGGTCTACCTGGTTGTAAGTTCTTTACTAACTCTGAGGACATCTCAGGCATAGCAACCGCTGCATTATTTATATCCTCTCTTGTAAATACTTTAAGATCAAAACTAATTGCATTAGGATTTTTAGGCGGTTGAGAATCTGTATAAGCACCGCTCAAAAACTTTTGCTTTACTCTATCTATTACACCTCTATTGTCTTGGGCCCAAATGTTTGGATTTTGTACACGTACTTCGCCTCTTACCCTCTTTGCAGATTTGTACTTAAATTTAAATCTCTGTGTACCACCTTTTGGTATTCTAAAGCCTGCTAATAAATTGTAGGCTGCAACATCACCATCTAAATCTTCTACAGTACTAGCATTCTTTGTACCAAACTGTATAAACCTAGCGCCAAGATCATCACTTTGTAGTGCAGCTTTTAGTACCTCTTTTTCTTGGTTAGACAGGAAGCTTAGTCCTGTATCAAGTTCATCTAGCCCTATTACCGCAACTCTTTTATATGTATCTTGTATAGGTCTGCTTATATCTGCTGTACCATCAGACATTGTTCTGTAGGCTTGTTGTATAACTGCAATACCAGACTGCCCATCGCGGTCTACTTTTACAAACATAACACCCATATCTTCTGATATAGGAGCTATAGCCTGACCGCCTGAATCTATGTCTTCTAATAATGCTTCGGACTCTGGGTAGTATAGTGCATCAGACTTTGGTTTACCTTTTTCTTTTCTACCTTTGTACGTGATAGATTGTCCGCCTGTATCAAACTTATTCTCTTGATACTCTACATCTTGCTCAGCTAGATTAACATCTACATCAGCGTCGTCTAACTCAAACTCTACTCTATCGTCTATTCCTAAAGGATCACCTTCTTCTTCAAGTGGAAATAGTTCATCCACAATTTTCTGTGCCTCTTCTGGAGACTGGGTTTCTGTAGGTGTAACTACTACTTGCCCAGGATCTACATCTTCTACAAGTTGTGGGAACATTTTGATAAACTCTGCATTTGCATTTACTTCAGTTATATACTGATCATTTCTATCACTTATCTCTTGTGATAATCCTGATGACAAGTTATCTAAGTTTACATCTACAGCATTTACAATGTTTAGACCAGATGCTATTACCAATCTACTTGCACGAGAAGCAGCTGTGTACAATGCTTTATTGAATGCTTCCCCATCTATCTGTCCTGCTTCATCCGCAAAGTCTGCAGCATTTATGTCCATGTATACCTCTTCTAGAGTTCTACCTTGTGCATCAATATATGATAATACCTCTGTCTTCTTTATGTTATTAGCTTCTAAGAAAGCTCTATACTCTTCTACCCTAGATGGATTTGTAATGATAGCTCTAGGACCTGCCTCCGCATCCTCTAACTTCATAAGTCTTTCTACAATCTCATCTTTCATGTTGCCGCCTAAACCAATAACACCAGATAGCATGCCTTGCGTTTCATCAGCTGTCTTAAAGTTTACACCTGTTGATCGTACATTTATTATACGATTTGTAGGAATATCTACTCTTCTTCTGAACGAATCTTGGAAATCTATAATTGCAGGGTTATCACTTCTATATAAAGATGTAACAGGCGTAATAACTTTAGCTAAGTTAAACTCGATTTGACTAGTAGCAAGTGGTCTGTTTGATCCATCTTGTGTAATTTGTGCAGGGTCACCTGCTAGTATAACTCTAAGCTTATCACCAGCTGCTCTACCCTCGTTTATTTGTTCTACTTTTTGCTGTATTTGCAATTGTTGTTCTGTAGATATACCAGGCGCTTCATCAATTATAAGTAATCTAACTGCATCATATATTACAGTATCATCAGATAAGAACTTTTCAATTGTATTTGTAGGTAATCCTAGAGATTTGTTTATAGTTTCTGATGAGCTATCGTTATGTCCAAATGCAAAGATCTGATTGTTTGCAAGACCTGCCATTTGAATAGCCATTTTTAAAACTATATTTGTTTTACCTGTACCCGCAGCCCCTTGTAGAAGCGCAGAGACACTGCCTAGACCCTTCTTACCTTTGCTTAGTTTAGCTAGCGGAGTGTACAAGAATGATACAATCTCTCTTACAGCATTGATCTGTTGTTTTGTTGGTAGGTATGTAAGTCTTTTATTATCAACTAACTGTTTCTCATTTAGTATATTAGTAGCAGCTGTTACATCTGACTCAAGTTCTTTTAGGAAGTTTTCTAATGTTTTTACTGATAGATGTAATTCAAGAAGTTTTTGCATCTCAGGCATTATGCCTTGCTGCTTAAGCTCTCTAAGTAGTTTAGGCTCACTTACATGGTCCTGATATTTAAAGTAAGCATTGTTTGGATCTTTCTGCTCTCTGCCTAGAAAGTTAAAGTATATTGATGGAAAGTTATTTGCAGGATCTTTTATATATGCATTACCCCCTGCTTTTTGCATTCCTCTAAACTGATTCTCTAAACCAAGTTTTAAACTTTTTATAGTTCCTTGTATATCCTGTACTAAATCATTTTTAAATCCAGGCTGTTCATTAAGACCTATTTTAAACAGGTCCAGTAGAATTTGTGCAGCCATTATTTTATCAGTAATCTCTCCCGACTGAACACCTGAAATTACAGAATCAATTTGCTCTTGAGATACTACATCTTGTAACTTTTTGTTAAGACCTTCCTCTACCACATTAAACTCTGCATCCAACCCTAAAGGTGCAAGCATTTGAGTAACTACATCACCCTCTAGTTCTAGTTGTGCTATTCCTCTACTTATAGCATTTTGTTCTATAATACTTCTTAACTCAGATGCACTTGGTAACAGCCCCTCTAATTCTTGCTTTACAGATTCATATAAATCTTTTTCTGATTGTAATTCAGTATCCTCTATACGCAAACCAAATATAGCTATACGTCTTTCTAAATCATTAAGAGCACTATCTATCCTATCAAGGTTAGCATATTGTGGGTTATCTTGCAACTCTGCAGCAATTTTTGCAAGTTCATTACTAATATCTTCTACCGCTACATCTCTTACCAACGACTCATTAGTGCTAGGTGTATAGTTAGAATCGTCTAGTAGATGGTCTGTATTATCTTTTGCTAAACGATTTAATAAATTCTGTGCCTGCTGTGCTATTTGCGACCCTGTTTTTATACTTTCATTTAAAGCAAGCTGTTCTTTACGAAGTTCTTTAGACTTTCTATCAGCTTCTTTTCTTTTGCGAAGTCTTTCTAACTCTTGAACATTTGTACTTAAACCCGTCTGCTCCTTCTCTTTTAATAAACGATCATGATCTGCAAGCTCTGCCTCAGTCATCTCTCCATCAATACCTAGTAAAGTATCTATCTCGTCTTCTATTTGACCAGATCTTTCAACAGCTTTTTGATTATCTGTAACAATTTGATCTGCAAGCTGAGCTATCTCTTCAATAGTTTGCTGATCCATCTTAGTATTATTAGTCAGTATAGATGGTAAAACTTCTTTTAGCCCTTCCTTTCCTCTACTTTCTAGTATAGATATAAGTCTAGTTAGCGTGTCGTAAGCTGCAGCTCTAGCTATTCTGTTTTTATTCTTAAGTCTTTGCTTGCCAAAATATTCAAAAGCAGCTTCATACTCTAATTTATTCTTAGCTAGTATAAGATTATCTAACAACTGTTGATCCTCCTCAGTAAATGCAGGAGCACCTTCTACCTGCGTTTGAGAATCTAACTTCTTTTTCTGTAAATCTTGTATTTGTTTTAGAATACCGCCTGCTAGTTTACCTTTTCTATCTGGTATAAAGAGTGCATCAAAGTCTTCTCTTTTATATAAACCAGGAGCTAGTCCAGGAGTTGCAGCAAATGTATAATCACCTGTACCTATATTAGCATTGTCTTGTTTCTTGCTAGCAATATCTGCTTCTAACTCTTCTATTAGTAGATCTACAGGCGTAGCATTTATACCACGTTGTGCAAGTTTTTGCTCTATAGATTGTTTCTGAGCGTCCGTTAAGGCATCATCAACAAAAAAGTCTGCAAGCTCACTTTTGTTAGACAGGTGCGTATCTCTTTGTCCCTTAAGGTCTTCTAATAGTTTTTCCTGAGATCGTATATCGGATACATTATTAAATACAAATCCTCTATCATATTGTGTATGTGGAGATATTTGTGCTCCTCTTAATATGTCATACTCAAAACCAGCGATAGAGATCCCTATTGGAGACCTCTTATCGAAGATTTTGTTATAGTCATTTTTTAATTGATCTATTTCCTTGATTGCATCTATTGCTGCATCCTTATCAAACCCATCTATAGTGCCTTTACTACCCATTCTGTATAAGGCGTCCTGTAAATATTTTGTTCTACCATTTATAAAGTACGGTAGTAGTGCTTCTCTTTTTATTCTGCTAGCTTCTAAGGCGTCGTAGTTTTTACCATCCTCTCCCAACGCATTTAACGCTACCCTATAATGATATTGATCTGTAATACCTCTATGAGCACGACCAGCTCCTGTCATTACAGTTGCCATATCTTTACCTGCTTGTATCGCATTTTGCATACCAGGTGTGTTGTACATCTTGTCCTTCTCTTTGATGCCAGTGACCATACCAAAGTAGTTAGCCATATCTTTTACACCTTCAGCTGCATGAGGAAAGAATCCTGCATCGCCAATGTTATGATTACCCATGTAATCCTCCATCCAACGATACTGCATACCTTCTTCCATACCTTCTAACTGTCTAGATAATCCTATAGCTAGCCCATACCTTCCAAGGTTATACCCAACTCTGGTATAAGGATTAGATCTAGCAGCTTGAGATACTTTACCTATAGCTGTGTTTCCAGCCCATTTCATTCCAGGTATTCTACCAAAAGTTAAAGCAAACTGTACAAGGTCAGTTGCACCAAGAGTCATGTTTTTATCTCTCAACTCATCAAGCCCGTCAGCGGCTTGTATATAAATGTCATTTGTTTCTTTTTGTGTAAGAGGTCTAGTAGATCCGCTTTTCTTTATTTCCTCTTGCTTATCTTTCATAAGCTGTTGCACCTTCTGCTCATAAGCCTCACCTACTTCCATAGATGTTTCTGCAGATCTACTCCAATACTGTCCGTACGCTATAGTAGCAATCTCTGCCGCTGTAAGGCCTAAAGCAGTTCTAGGGTCTTTTGTTTTTGATACATTTCTAACAATTGCTGGTATAGTTGCTCCTGCTATAGAAGTTGCCATACCCTCCCAAGTAGACACCATACCTGCTAAATCATCTGCAAGTTGATACTCAAAATAATCTTGCTGACCAAACACGTCTCCCCCAGCAGTTTCTCCCCTAGCTTCAGATAGTTTAGTTCTAAGAGCATAGTCTTCGCCAAGAGTCTTAGCTCTTCTATCCATCTTAGACTCTCTGCCCTCTATCTCCTCTTGTAACTCTCTACGCTTCTCAAGCATAGATTCCATAGTTACAGATTCATCTATTGTAGTTCTTTGTAAATCTTCAGCTGTAAGTAAACCTTGTGAGTATGTAGTATTTACAAAGTTTTGTATATCTTGTGGAGAAACTTGATCGTAGCGTAGTCCTAATATTCTGTTAAGCACTTGAGCACCAGGACCCACCTTGTCGCTCTTTTTAAATAATTTACCATCAGTTATTTCCTTATTTAGTACATTCCTTTCATCTAGTGTAATATCATTACTACCATATAACTGTTCTACTAGTTCTAAAGAATTACTATACTCAGCCATTTGCACAGCTAGTTTACCTAATCTATCTTTTGCTCCTAATATTCTAAACTCACTATACTTCTTCATCAAAGCATTCCAGAAGTTTTTAGTATCAGTGTTAAAATTAGTTTTATATAACTCAGGAGCTTCTTCTATTGTAAGAGGGCGTGTACCAGATATTGCACCAAGGTCAGACTCTAGCTGCATAAGCTGAGATCCCCTTGTAGCAAGCTTACTTATGTCAGATACTGGTATGTTTACAGATTGTGGCTTAGGTATTGTAGACAGATATGATTGTCCTATATCTGTTCCTATAGGCATGTTATTCTCGTCTAAGCCACCTAACTGTTTCTTTTGTTTATTTTGTTTACGAATGGCTTCTTTACCTTTTTTAAATATATTAACAACCTCTGACTTGCCCATAACCTTAGCTCTTTGTTCGCCTACTGTAAGGATTTGTATTTTTCTAGCAAAAGGCTTATTTATTTTTTTAACCTTAGCTACAGTAGCTCTAGCATCAGCAGGTGTGGCAAACTTTATACCTACAGTATCCTTGGGATTCTCATCAGTATACAGTCTTCTATCAGAACCTTTTGGTTTTTTACCAGTCCCAACTTTAGGATCTTTACTTTTTCTTTTTGCTGGCATTCTTGCAAATATAATAAATTATTGTAAATAACTACTTTCAAAAATTACAAGAGCTGCTCTCTCAGCATCTACTCTAGTAGGATACCTGTCAGGGGCGTCACGCAGTAACTGAGTAACTAGACTATTAAATTCCTTAGCTATGGTTTGTCCTCCTTTAAGTGGTAATTCTCTATTACCTTCTTTCATTGCTAGTGTAACTATTTCAGATAATGCGTTTCTAGTAGGCTCAGATATTTGTAAAGCAGATAGTACTTCATCTATAGGACCAACCACTTGAGGAGCAGATAGAGTACCTCCAATAGCTGCATTCCTATCTGTAGATCTCTGCTGTTGAGTTTCTCTAAGATCAGAATCGCTTAAGCTATAAGCATTCTTAGTAAGAAGTTCTTGATTGCCTTGATCTGACATGTCAATAGGTTTACCAAGTGCGTTAGGTATTACTAAATATTTTTTACCATCTTTACCCGTTACTTCTCCCTCAGCAAATACTTTTCTACCTCCAACTTGAGCATCTTCATAACTTAATAAACCTAGAGGACTTTGAAGTAATCCTGGTGTATCAAATATAGATTCAAGTTGATCTGTAGGTATGTACATAGTTCCCATAGGATAAGACATACCACCTACAACTTTTGCATTACCATTTGGTTGGAATACAACATTTTGGAAAGATTGATTTAATGCTCCACCCATATTAGATATTTCAGCTGCAGCTAATCTCTCAGTTATTTGATTTGATACAGCCGTTAAGGCTTTTCTGTTTTGAGCATTGTCTTGTATACCTAAATGTTTTAGTGTATATGCCATCTGCTCATCAGATGCTGTAAATCCAAATGAGTCTAAAGTTTGTAATAATTTTTCTTTATTCTCATAATTTTCAAAACCAGTTCCATCAAATATAGTATTTAATTGACTTTCTGATAGATTTGCAGATGCAAAGTCTACTATAACTCTATCTACACTTGTAGTATATGCATTCTCAAACTGCTCAGACTCTTGATAGCCTAGAACTTGTTTTTGTAAATTAGGACTAATAGATATAATATCTTTATTATTCTTGTATACATTTGTTACAAAGTCTAATGAAGTCTTGTCTGATGACTGTGGGCCAGTTCTAGAAAAACTTGTAGTTGTAGGTTGATTTAATGTAATATCTGTTTTTACTTGATTCTTAGTAACAGCTTTCATGTAATCAAATATAGCTTTATCAGCTTGCTTATCAGTCTGTAGTGGCTGACCAAACTCATTCTGATCAGAGTTTCTATATCTATCAAAGTGTTGTATACCTGCAGGAGTCATCTTATATGCTCCTATTAGATCATTGATTATATTATTTACTTTCTCGTCGCTTACTCTGGTTGATGTACCTGTCATTAATATATCTTGTAGAATAGGTATACCCTCTACACCATACTGTGCTATAAAGGTTTTATCTGAGGCTATGTTGCCAACTAGTGCTTGTATCTGTGCATTATAATCTTCTACCTTCTGAGCTTTGTTTACATAACGATTGTAAACTGTCTTCCCTTCTCCATCTGTAGATACAGATTGAAAGTTAGGTAACATATTCTTTTGAGGATCGTATATATTATTAGCTCCGTATGTATCATACATTAGCTGAGTCTTTTGGAACTCTTTATAGTTTTGTCTTTTAACTGCTAGCTTTGGGTCTGCTGTATAGTATCTTAAAGCATTGTTTACCGCTAAGTCAGCTGTGTGATATGCTCCTGTTTCAACAACATTTCCTAATATATTATTTATATTATCTTGCATCTCTTGCTGTGTAGCATCCTGCTCACCAGGCATAAACTGTTCATTAGCTAAGGCCGTTAGCATGGTGTTAGTAGCCTGTTGATTTTTATCAAATCTATTTCTATAGTTGAGTGCAGCCTCCTTAAATGTGTCAAGTCCAGGATCAACGAACCTAGACTTATATTCTACATCTATTGGTAAATCATATTTTCCCTGTGCCATAGTTTTATGTCGTTAATTTTTTTATCTCTTCCATCAAAGTTTTTGTCATAGCTTCATTACCTTTTGCTAACGAGTCAGCAAGAGCATCCATTTGTTTTTCTACTGACTTCAATTTAGCTCTGTCTAAGCTCATACCTATTACTTCATTAGTAAGCTTGTTCCAAATATTCATTCTATTTCTTTTCTCTGCTGCAGATATATCTAAATCAGCTAAGGCTTTGCTTAATTCTATATTTTTATTAGCAGCATCCTTCTTGAACTTATTAGTAGCATTCAATGCATCAGTTTTAAGATCTAACTGCGATTGCATGTTCTTCTCTGTCTGTCCTATTTTTCTAATTGCCTCATCACCTTGAGCTCTAATAGCAGCTATCTCAGCAGTACTCTTACCTTGCTCTGTCATAGATTGTACTAAAGCATTAGTATCTTGTTGTAACTTAACTTTCTCAGCTTCCATAGATACTTTTTGTTTAGGTATGTTGTCTACACCAATATCACCTTTTATCTTTAACTCCAACTCTCCCATTTCTTTAGCAAGTTTATTTGCTTTTGCAAATCCTAAACCTGCTGCTGCAACTCCTAATACATCTCTAGGTTTTACTTTATCTAGACCTACCTTAGACAATAAGTTTTTTACATTAAAACCATCTCCTCCTTTCTTTTCAGGATCTGTATCTGTATCATCATCCTTTATGTTTAACTGATTCTTCAAGTCAGCCATTACAGTTGTTTTCGGATCAACAAGAGTATTAATATCCAGTTTAGGATCTGTATCTGTATCTACAAGTGATGCTGTTAACAACTGTCGACTTTGTGTTCTTGGCTCAAATCGTTCAGGATTCATGTTTTCTTTCATGTATAACTGCATTTTTCTCTCTGCGTCAGGATCTAAATTAGGTCCAAAATCCGGGGGGAAAGATCCATCAGGTCCTGTAGCCAGTAAAGGAGATAATTTAGTAAAGTCATCTATAAAATTATTTGGAGAAATATATGCTCCCAATCTACTCTCTGTCGGTATTAGTCCCTGTATAGGTAAAACAGTAGTTGGTGCGCCACGTTTCCTGCTTGTTTCTACAGCTTCTCTTGCTTTACGAGTTTCCTCACTTTCGTCTACTACATCTACCTCACCAACCTTTACAACATTAGGATCTAAAGCAAAAGTATTCATATACGCATCTAGCTGCTCATCAGTCATTTCTGCAACCTGATCAGCGGTTAGTGCTTTTACTGCAGTTAAATCTTCAGCTTGTTCAGTAGTACGCATTCCAATCGTAGGCTGAACCATTTCAGTAGGCATAGTAGGCAATGTATCCTGAGATGGTAAAGATAAATCTGGAGTAGGTGTTGCAGGAGTTGTAATAGGATTAATTAAACTATCCTCAGTAGTCTGCATAGCCCCAAGAGCTCTGTTATACGAATTAAGAGCATTTCTAAACATAGTAGCTTCCATACTTCTATCAAATCTTGAAGGCTGATTTTCTAACGTAAAGAATCCAACTTTAGGTTTTCTAGGAGGATGAAAACCGCCATGTTCCTTTCCTTGTACTTCTTTTACACTGTCTATAACTGATTGTAATAATAATGGATTATCCGTCATATTAGATACTTCAGGATAAGTCATTTCACCAGTTCGTAAACTTTTCATTATATATTCTTGAGCACTTGATAAATCAGATGTATCTCTTTTAGTAGGTATTTCAGTCTGTACTCGGTTTAGCAATTCTTTATTTAATTCCTCCATAGTTTTTACTTCCATGCTTGGCTCTGAGTCAGTGAGTAAAGCTGATCCTCCACCTGCAACTCCTAAACCAGTAGCAGTTCTTCCAATAATACTTTTATTTTCTTTAGTAAACTTTCTTATGTTATCTAATATTTCTTTTGCTGATTTATTTTTCTTTACAGTAGCCGGTAATAAACTAGGTTGTTTAATTACACCACCTCCTGGAAGAGGTATATCCATTGTTCCTTGTGGAAATGGTTTCTTTTTTCTAAAAAATTCTTTTATAACCTTTGGAGTTTTAGTTGCTACATCTTTTAAACCTTTAACAGTCTTTAATACGCCAAGTCTACCCATACCTAAAGGAGTCATACTAGCAATGTTCATAACAGTCTCTGCACCTGTTTCTCCTTTTAACGGAGTTCTTCCTAATACACCTTCATTAAAAAATTCTAACTCTCTTTTTAATCCTTCTATGTTTAACAATTTTTCTAGTTCAGAACGAGTTCTTCTATCTGTAACAGTAACCTCAGGTAAAGTTACCATGCCTGATACAACATCATCCTCACCACCATCTTGGTACATTTTATACCCACCTTTTTTTGCTTTTTTCATAATTTGTTTTGCCATAGATCCAATCTTCTTAGATTGTCCTGCATGCATCTTAGATGCCTTTGTTAGCTGTCCAGCTATATCTTCTAATCTTTCACCCATACCCCCATCTCTCATATTATCAGTAGAAGGAGTTATATATCTATATATAAAATTACCTTCATTATTTTTTAATACCTGTGTGTTTCGTTTGATATTAGGAGAAAATGGATTTATCCCCTTTCTTTTAAGATTTCTTTCAAACTTAAGCTTAGCTGCATTTTGATCCATGCTTATACCTTGTATAGTATCTGATGGCATGGTAGGTAACATCATACCGAAACCTCCATCCTCTGCTATAGTTTGTGCACTTCTATCTTTATCGTTTTTGCCAGCTACTTGCTCTTGTAGTTTAGCAAACATTTGTTTTGCATTGTAATTCATACCTCCTGATTTTCTGTAGTCTTCAGCAAATGTATTGCCTGTACTAGGATTCTTTAAATGATCAGAAAAGTAATACTCTCTTGTATTACCCTTATTATCTTTTACGTTTGTTATAACCTCGCCAGGTAAAGCTACACCGCCTTTCATACCACCACCCTCTAACTCAGTTGTAGAATCTCTCATTACACCACCCTGTTCGTGTGTAGGTCCATATACCACCAAATCTCCCTGATTGTTCATAGGTTTAATACCACCCATTTTTCCTCTATACATTGTACCTTGTTGTAAATAGTCAGAAGCCATACTTCTCATTTGAGATCTACGATTTGCTAAATACTCGTTGTACAATCTCAATTCCTCCTCTCTCCTATCCTCTTCTGCATCTCTTGCCCTCTTTCTACCAGTAAGGCCTCTTATTATACTTTCTATTGTACCCGCTACAAGTCCTACACCAGCTCCAAGTGCCTGTCCAGGAGGTCCTGCAACAGACCCTATTAAGGCTCCTTGCCCAACTCTTTTACCTGCCGTAGAAAGAACGTCTCCAGCAATTTCTCCACCTGTCCAAGTAGTTGGATCGTCATCATCTGCCATCATACCTATACCCTCTCCTAAAATATATGCAGGCAACGCATATGGTGCCACGGCACCTCCAACGCTAGCTGTTGTACTACCTACAGCTGTATTAGTCGCAAAATTTGATGCAGCCTGAGTAGCAGCGCTAGGTGCGGTTCCTAAAACAGTAGCACCTTGTGGTGCAGCTTCTCCCGCAGGTAAGCTTGCATAAGCACCATCAGCCATCTGTATCGCCTGTGTTCCTTTGGGGACAGCTCCCAGACTTGTATCAAATGCAGTCGTCATCTGTCCACCCAATTCAATCGTAGGATTAATAGATTCTGCAAATCTAGCAGCGTCAAAAGTATTTGTAAATAAATCTTTTGCTTTATCTCCAAATCCTTTTCCCTCTGCTGTTCTAAATTTATTAAGAAGTTGTGCAGTACCTGATTGAATATTCTGATTAGCTTCAGCATCTGCTAATTGCTGATAATATTGCTGTGTAGCAAGTAATTGATTTTCTCTATTCTCTACTCCTTGTTGAAAGTTTGCGGTAGTTAGTTGTAAATATTTTTGAGCATCAGCATCCGCTCCAGGTACTTGTAATATATTAGGACCATATTCTATTTGTCCAAAATTACTAAACCCTCCTGGTTGATATTTTTTAAGTAGATCAAATCCACCCTTTCTTAACTTCTTAGGTTTCTTACCTCTCTTCTTCATAGAGATTGCTATTGCTGCTTGCTGTGCTCTTGATTTTGCCATTATCTATAAAATTTTCTTTTAGAGGTATCCGAAAGATACAAAGATATAACTTTTCTATTACTAATGCTAGTTTTATCTAGTAAACGGACACCTAAATATTTATCTACAAACTTTTTTCTTTCATGAAATGCTTTATTAGGATTTAAATAAGCAGTATTTTGAATTATATTCATACCAGTTTCTGTAAACATTGAGATAGAATCAGAAGCTGTTATACCACCACTATTTGATGGTGCTAATAATGAATCATCTCTAAAGTTATTAAAATACCACCCTCTTTCTAATCTTCTACAATTGGAGGTAGTATTTTGATTACCAGTGTTTTGTTCAACTAAAGCTACCTCTTGAGACATTTGATGTGTATTATAAACAAAAGTATGAGTAAATCCTGAATTAGTTTGATTTAAAACATTTGTTCCAGGATTACTTACATCTACAGTCCAATTTATTGAACTATAAAGTTTATTTGTAGAAGATTCTATATTATCAATATACTCAAACTCTATGTTATTAGTTGCAGTATCATTTAAAAATTTACCAGGAGTTGCTGACGGATCTGAAGTATATACTCTTGAAACATGATCAGCATTGTTTGTAGTAAGTTTAAATAAGCTTGTAGATGTATACGGATAAAATAAAGGAGCATAGTCATGAAAAGATCCCCACGCTTTAAGTGCAGGATAGTATGAAATAGTCCAACTTTGATAAGTAAAATACGTATCATCACTCCATGGAATTAAATTATCTACAAAAGTCTGATACGCTAAAACTCTTAGAGCAAACTGCTGATTGTCAGTATCCCAAATAATATCACCATCCCCTGGGGTTGCACCACTATATGAGTTATTAAAAATATTTGCTTTAAAAGTTTCTGTAACACCAACACTTCTAAATGTAAGAAGTATTCTATCTAACACAGGGTCATATCCAGCAGTAGCACCTGACCCTGCTGTAGGAATATCTAAATTATATCTTTCAGCGTGCTCTGCCAAAGGATGTTTTAAGTTTTCTCTAAACCAATCACTCATACCGTAATCAGATATTTCTTCTAAAGTTTCTCCAAACATAAATACTTTTCTAGATTCTACATCTACAAAAAAGTAACCGTGTCTAGTAACTATACCTGCAAACTGTGACTGAGTGCCACCTTCACCTCTTTCAGTAGTTAAAACTTCTGTAGGATCTCTTTCAAATAAATCACCACTACCTAAGGCTGCCGCCGCTGCTCCAACCGCTAACTCTTCTTTACCTCTTGTTATCATCAATGCTTTTTCCATGTGAGGTATAAGTAAAGACTTCATTGCCTCTAATCTCCATAACTCACCACGATGTCTTGGTAAATCTCTATATTGTGATGGTAAAAATACTCTAAAATTATCTGTAATACCTGATTGATTAAACCTTATACTTCTAATAATTCTAGTAGGATAATCATCAATTGCTTGAGAAGTATCAGCATTATTAAATGGTATAACTATTCTAACTGTATTCTTAGCATTAAAGTCATCATTAAAATCATACTCTCTTTGATAGTAATCATTAGCTATTATAGCTGGGTTATTTCTCTCTGTTTTAGGAAAAAATTGTGATCTTTCATTATCATTTTGCTGCTGTCTTAAACCTGGATGAGATCTACTTTCAGTTGGGAATAAATGTGTACAACTATCATCATAAAAATCACCACTACCAGGAGTTCCTGTGTAAAATGCTTGAGTAGATCTACTAGGTCCGTGATCAGAAACGTTGGATTGAGGGGCCTGTTCTGGTCTAACTCTTTTTAATTTTGTTATAGCTACTGTTCCTAAAAAGGTATCTCCTCCCATTATAACTTCTGGAGGCACTCCTAAATCTGCATCATTAGCAGGAGTAAAAGTGTGTTGAGTTTGACCAAAAGTTGAATGTATTACAGTAGGAGTGTTAATTGTATGAGTAGGTACAAAATGTCCTGTATATACTAAAGAATTTTGGTCTTTATAACTAGTATATATATCAGATCTAACAGAATAAAGATTACCAAATATACCTGCCTGTGAACTATTAATTTGAGCAGACGATGTAGTTGGCATTAATACCCCAGAACTAACTGACTGACCAGGTCCGGAACTAGTTGTACCACCAGGACTATTATGATAAGGTTCATCAAAATCTCCTGATTGCAAAGTTTGAAATGTAAGTATGTTTGCGACTCCTGTCTGCGATAATCCCATATTAAACAGTGCAAACCACATTTGACCCCAACCCTGTGCGTTAATGTCACCTCCATTAGTTGCAAAATAACCCTGCATCCTAAAGCCGTCTGACAGTTTAAAGGCAATAGTTTGAGTACCCTCAGTATTATCAAGAGTAATCCCTGAAAATAATGTAGTATCAGCAGCACCAGCTCTTAAATAAGAAATTTTTTCTATAGGCATATAGGGAAATATATCTGCTCCGCTACTTGCCTGTGATCCCCAGTTACCATTACCTAACGGATTTCCAAATTGAGAACCACCTGATTGATGTCCCCAGTGAGCACCTATTGGACTTCTACTACCTGCTGTAGAAGGTCTTTGCCTAGTCCAATCTACAAACCATCTATTACTTCTATTCCCCCGCACATCATCACCATTACTATCTGTTCCAATAGAACTTACACCTGTAAACCAAAAATCAATTCCTGTTGAAGCAGCAGGATCTCCTGTAGCTATGCCTAGCCAACAGTATCTTGTTTGCTTAAACATATTAACACTTTCTAAACTATCTCCAGTTATTAAACTGTGATACCCATCAAAAGCAAACTTTCGTCTAGGAAAAACAGGATCATTAAACTCTTCATACTGTCCTAAAACCCAAGTATGCGCTACATCTGCATTAGATATAACCGAACCAGCTCCATGTATATTATGAACTAATCCTGAATCAATTACAGTAGCATTAGAAGAATCTCTTTTTGCATAGTATATTTTATATCCTAACACTCCTGCATCAATAAGTTCTTGAGGATATGCTATATCAGTAGCATAAAATCCTAAAGGATTAAATCTACAATTAGTACCTTGTCCTGAATATCCACCATCCCATATCATTCCTCCTCCTCTTGAATTAAAATTAGCTCCAGCATGGGCACTTATTTGAGATCCATTGACCCCATTAATTTGTTGGTTTGAATTATCAATTTGACTTTCAGCTGGAAAATGATGATGCCTAACCTTTTGTCCATGCAGTCCTACAAAATCTCCATTAACATCTTCTGCAGCAGTTGGATAGGTTTCATTTTCATTTTGCCAAAAACCCATATTAAATCCTCCTGTCTTATCAAAACCAGATGTTGTTAAATGAAAAAGTTTTGGAGTTATACCTGAAGCAGCAACAGGCCCTACCGGCCCCATCATTGTATCAAGATCTGCTGGTCCTGGATTTCCTAACCCGCCTGTAATATAATCTTCTGTTTCTTTATATCCTCCTTCTACAGATAAAGTAGGTGTAACCGCTTCTCTGCCTGGTATGTGATATGCTACAGATTCAGTACCATCTTTTAATATCCATGTTATATAAAAAGCATATGTTTCATCTCTTTGATAACCTTTAAAATAGTAATTATCATAAGCACTTCTACCAAATGCTATGTTATTTGGAGTAGATCTGTTAATATTATTATGAAATATACTTAAAGTACCAGAACCAGCATGTAGGGGTGGATTAATACCAAACGCTGCATTAACATTATTTGCTATAACATCATTTGCACCTCCATTTGGATCTAGTTGTTTAGATCTTATTTTTATATTATTAGCATGTTTTTGATAACCTAAATCTACTTTAGTTCTTACAAGATTTCCTAAATATAATACATCGTCTACCTGCGCAATAGTTTTTGCTTTTTCATAACTTGCTCTACCTACTTGTATCTCAGCTAAATTAAAAGTTGCAGAACTTTCGTATCCTGTATATGGAATTGTTATATCAGTTTGTCCTGGTGATAAAGGGCGATCTGGTAGAGTTATAGCAGATCTAACTCCTGCTACCTGAGCTATAACAATAGGACGTATAGACGTATAACTATCATCTAAATTATCAAAATTTACAATTATTTTTTTACCACTAGTTTGACCGGCATCTGCCCCTTGAAAATCTACATTGTCATAAGCTTCTCCAATACCAAAAGGTTGATGCGCTAGAGGCTCTGGATTTGGACCAATGTATATAGGCCTAGTAACATCTAAAACATTTGTAGTAGCTCCATCTCTTGACACCAACTGGCAAGTCATCCAATATGTACCAACATTAAGAGTACCTCCATTAGTAACTTCTACTAAAGTTGCTTTAGGGTATTTTTCAATAATTGGAAATAGATTGAATGCAACCTCTATATTTAAACTCGGAGTTGCTATAGGAGGCTCGTTAAGGTTAATAAATCTTGGTGGATTAAAATCATCTGTAAAATATACACTAGTATTGTCAGTAGCATTAATTTTATATTCAGCTTCTATCGGGTGATTTAAATTAAAATTTAACTTTTCAGTACATGCGCTATCATTAAATATTACACTATGATTTCCAGTGTCAGTATTTACAACCCCAATCTGAGAATCACCAAATGACGTTACTAAGAATATAACTATCTCTGTAGAATCTAACACACAAAAACCAATAATACTTGCATTTGCATTTTGTCCTAATTCAGATACTGTAATATCTCCTGACTCGGATACAATAGCGTTTTTAGCCATGTCAAGAACCATGTTCTTAGCATATCTATAACTTCCAACAGGCTGATCTATTGGATTCGCATCTCTACTTAAACCTTTTAATCTTTTCATTAATAGTCAATACTACGCGTTAACATTTCTCTTGTTCCTAAATTTTCAAAAGCATTATTATGCCTATTCATATTAGGTATCATTCTAACCCACTGGTTTAAGAATGATTCCCACTTATCAATATCTGGGAATACAGCAGAGTTTCTAGCTTGAGTACAATAATACTTCCATTGCTGTTCTGCAAATGTGTAGTTTATACCATTTGGTACATTTACACTATTACCTAATAATAATTTTTTATATACATACCAGAATAATGCCTCTTTAAAACTTATATCATCTGGCACCATAGGATACCCCATATCATCTAGTGGGAATGCTTTATAACTTAAGCATACTTTACCCGATACAAAGGATGTTTTTATTGTGCCCGCATCTATAAAGTAAGATTCTTTATGTTTTGCCATCTCATTTACACAATCTGTGCAGTGTATAGATTTAGGAAAACTAGTAGTAGAGTACGCTAAGGGCTGTAATCCTGCAGTATCTGCTAAATATATATTCTCTAGAACCACAAGTCTATTAGTAAGATCTCTAAGTTCTCTAATAACATTCTGATTAGGGTTAGCATCAAGATCTTCTTTTATAGCATCTATTTTAGCTAATATCTCAGTTAATTCATTTTCAACAGAAGGTAGTACATTATTGTTTATAGCAACTTGGTTTATATAATACAAATCAGTAGGTAAGTCAGCTCTATAATTTTTTATAGTAAGAACACAACCTTTCTCTTGAAGTTGTGCAGAAGATCCTATGTGCTCCAAAGCTTCACCCATCCACTCTATAGCATCATCAATCCAGTTATCACTAGTAGTCTGTAGATCTCTCATTATCTTTCTAATGATTGCTCTACTTGTTATTTGATTATATACTGCCATGCTTTTTAAATCTTAAATAGGCTAGATCATCTTTCTTGAGCAGCCTTGTTAATTTTTCTTTATTACCTTTTACACCTCGTGTAGCATCAAACCTGTATACTGATTTATTTTTTATTTTACATCTACCCTTGTACCAATAATACTTACAATAGTAGTCATCTGTATAATAAATATGCCAACGAACTCCGTCTCCTGTTTTAGCGTCATAGAGCATCTCTCCTGCCATCTTAAGCTCTTCTTTATATCTATTAGACTCAGCCCAGTCAATAACTCTGTTACGAGGATCTCTGTCCATTTTAACTATAGATATAGTTGATAGATTGTTGCCCATGTTAAACTCACTTCCATCTAATAACATTTCTATGATTTCTTCATTAAAATCAAAGCATATGTCTTTAAACATAGTTTTATCAATCTGCTCTACGTTCTCGCAATAGTCTGTATATATATCTGTAATGGTATAAGCCACTATTTTTTCATCTTATAGCCGCCGTCCATTTTCTTTTTGGTGCCACCCATCATCTTCTTTTTCATGCCGCCTTCTTTTTTGTAACCCATTTTGTTACGTACTTTTGTAGGTAGTTTAGCTAATCCAGGATTTTTCTCTGCATCAACTTCTTTCATTCCACCTACTTTATATGACATTTTGAAGTCACCATATCTGTACTTCATCATTTTCATAAACTTGTTAGCGTCTTTTTTGACCTTTTCCATGTCAACTTTCTTTTCGCCACCTTTTTTCATTTTAATTTTACCGTATCCCATTTTTATTTCCAATTGCTACATGACCCGCAGTTCCAGGCACGTAATGATTTATTAATTCTAGATTGTGGATCTCTTGCTGTTTTAGCAGAAGTACGTCTTCTTTTCATTCCGCACATTCTACTACAAAAACTTGATCTCCTTTTATTACCTTTCTTTTTGGAAGGAGCTTTTAGGTTACCTCCTGTTTCTCTATTATACGACGCACGACCTTTTGCATTTAATCCTCCTTTTGGATTCTTACCTGCCTTTCTTGTCCATGCTGGTGATTTAGCCCCACCTCTTGCGTATTCTAAAATATCTTTTGCTGTCATAATTATTCTTGATTTGGTGCTGGAGCTGTTGGCATATCCTGCATTCTATCTAATGTTGTATCTCCTGCAGTATTAGCCATAAGCATTAACTCGCCCCTCATTAAAGCATTTGTAATCGCTTGCACCATATCTCCTGGTATTGGGAAAGGTGCATCATCATCATAGCATCCAACTCCATCACAATCAAAGTTTGCAACTTCTTCTGGATCTTCAAAAACTCCTCGTACATTTACAATCTCCATACCATGAGGATTATATAGATACAAATAATCTTCAATCATAAAAGCTTTTCTCTGATCTTTTGTATACTTATCATATGGTAAGTATTTAATATAGTCAGACTGTATCAAAGGTATTCTAGTTAGACCGTCAGCTCCACCTACATATGTTATCAGCTCTTTAAAATTAGCTCTTACAGTTTTAGGTATCTTTCTTTGTGTTCTAAAAACAGTACAATCCAAATCAAGATTGCAACATTTTGAAGAATTTACTTCAATGAGATTCAAACATCCTAAATCTTGCTCTAGATGTCTCGACATAAAATTATTACGAGCCATGTCTCTACGTATCATCATGGTTCTGTAATACTTAATGTTAAATTTTATTTGACTTAGAGACATGTGTTCGTCACTATTAGAACGTCCTCCTCTAAGAATGTTTAAAATATTATATGCAATCTCATTTAATGTCATCTTATTTAGATGTTAGTTTGTAAATACCCTTCATAACCGCGTTTTTTACTCCATATATGTGCTTGCCCTGTTCTCTTTGCTTCATACCCCATCATCTTATGCCAAGCGTCATTAGCACAAATAGATGGTATAAATCTTACTTTTATTCCTCTAAACTCATCAACTCTTTCTTTATGTTTATGTCCACAGTGCACTTCTCTAAATTTAGTTTGTGCAAACAACATAGGTTGTTCCGTCGCCATTATTAGTGGCATCTCTGCAGTTTTTTCTTTATCTCCGTGTGTAAACATAATTAAGTTAACTCCGTATTTATAATATTTTCTAGAGTCAAAGTTATTATCAACATCAACTCTTTCATCGTTTTTAAAGAATGCTCTTAGGTATTCACCTGCGTAAAACATTCTTTCATAGTCGTGATTACCTTGCACAACAACCACATCTACTGGTGCAGTATTAGCTAAGTAGTTTATTGCTCTTACCATTAAGTTACAATATCCTACAAATGTTTCTTGCCATTCTGCTGAATCTTGCTGAGGTGTACCTTTTGTAGTAGCACGGGAGTATCCCTCAGAGTTCATACCATCATTACCTATTGGTAATAAGATTTTTTCTATATCTAAGCCTTCTGCTTTAGCTAGTAAATCTTTTACAGTATTCATATACTCTTCCTCAGCTTGGTCAAGTGTCTGTCCAGTATACTTACCATAGTGAATGTCTGGTAAGGATATTTCATATACTACTGGGTCTTTGACAGAGTTGTAGTCCTTTTCAACCTTTGGGCTGTAAGACTCTAGAAGTGCAATCATCTCTTCCTTTGCTTGCTTCATTAGATCGTCTTCTCCTTTTACTACAACAGAGAATCTGTTATCCCCTTGCATGTTTTGCCAAAACTTAACAGACTTGACATCTGTTTCTTCTATTTCATTATTTTTTAAGAACTTCTTGAACTCACTTATTTCAGATTCATTTATATTATCTAAATCAAAGTCAGATCCTTTTGCTTCAAGTCTAGCTTCTTTCAAAGCATGTCTACAGGTTTCAACACTGCAGTTTAGTCTCTCAGACAATCGTTCGGCACCTTCTTTCAGGTAGCCAGGTTTCTCTTGTAAAAAAACCTTAATTTCATCTTTAGTCATATATCTAGTTAGTTGGTTACTTTTTCTCTGTATCATTTTTCTTGGAACTACCTCCAAAAAAGAAATCAACAATTGTATTAACTTTTGCACTCATGGCCCCAAAGATAGTGGAAATAAAACTAATTTCAAATTCCCCTAAGTCAATGTCGCCCAGAACGAAATGGTTAAACATAACAAAACTAATACCAAAGTAAGCTACAGTAAACAAAGTTGCTAACACTTTTTGAATGATAGCATCATCTTTATACATGTCTCTTGCGCTCTTTCTATCCTCTACTTCCTTAGCAAAAGCTTCTTTTTCTGCATCAAGTAATATTTTACGCAGTTGCAACTTTGCTTCATCCCTTTCTTTATCTGTTGTAATTACTTTATCTAATATGCCTTCAGCATTATCTACAACCTTACCTAATATTCCTCCTAATAAATTATTAATCATAATCGTAACTTAATTCTATTATTAAATCTACAGTCTGTCCTTCTGTCCCTGTTGATGCGTTTAGTTGAACATCAAACAAATTGTATAAAACTCCATCAGAGTCATAGTACTTCATATCTCTAAAGTCTAATCCTTCTTCTAATATTATAGTAGACTTTGCAGCATCAATACTTAAATCTTTTACTATGTAAAAAGTATAATCTCTCTCTACAACAGTTACCGCCTCAGAGTAATCATGCGAAGTATTTCTTCTAGCTACTCCAGTATAGTATAAAGACAAAGTTGCGGCACCTGAGCCTGTATTTGCAGCATTTATCTTCTTAAACCCTTTTACACCATATAATTTAGATGCTGTTGATGTTATATTTTGTACTACTAATGACATTAATCAAAATCTATATATTCTATTGTTACCTCTTGCCCCTCAGCTATTGCTTTTGCAATACTAGGGTAAATCCTTTTGTAAGCGTTAACACTTTTACCAACAAAACCATCGGGTAATAATTGGTTATTTTCTTGAGCATCCCCAACGATAAGACACCCAGCAGTGTGCTCGTCAGTGTTTCCAGTGTGTATAAGAATATACTCAAAGTTAGGAACGTCAGTGACATGTAACATACCACGGTGTATACCAGGATATTTTTTAGTATATCTTTCATGAAATCCACCTTCTTTTCTTAATTCTATTTTGTACGTACCAGCAGGAACTCTCGTTTCTCCTTTTACTTTTAATGCTCTACGCTCGTCTTCTAGTGTATAGCATAAAAATTTATTTCCCATAGCAGTCTCTTCAAACAATAGGCCTGAACTTGAGTCTACCTCTGAGCTAAATCTTAATACTTTTAGTTTCATTGTACAATTATTATTGTTGTAAAGTTTACTTTATCTTTAGTAACCCTTAAATAGTTTATCCCTTTATCTAGTTTTATTCTTCTAGTGTTCTTATAAAGAACATGATCTTTGCCTAAATTGTCTATTACTAATACATCCACCTCTTCTTTAAAGTTTATGTAATCTTTTGTTGGATTAGGATATGGTATAAGTGCTGACCTTTCATACATTGCAACATCTGTTGGCCCTGACCAACCATCTTCACAATATGCATATAATGCGTCACATGTACCATCCCAAGTATCATCACAGCAATATGGATCTACTTGTATTACCCACTCAAAACAAGCGTCAGGAATATAATATACATCACCAGAGTTACACCCAGCACTATAATAACACGAACTGTCTGCCACGTTAGCAAGCGGATTGTAATTAATAGCGGTCGCATCAGTGCAGCCAGACAGAGGATAAATACAGCTACCATTATCAGTATTTGCATTATCGTCATAATTAAGTGCTGTGCTGTCTGTGCATCCATAGTAGTAAGGTATACAATTTCCATTATCAGTATTACAAGTATCACAATAATTCCACATAGTTGGATCTATACATCCAAAAATAACAGGAACACAAGACCCATCATCCGTATTGGCTAATGAATTGTAATTAAAGGCCGCACCATCAGTACAGCCCCAAACAACGGATATGCATGAGCCGTCATCTGTATTCGCTAAAATATTATAGTTAAACGCTGTTGAATCAGTACAACCTAAAACAACATCTATACAAGTTCCATCATCTGTGTTAGCTAATGCATTATAATTAAGTGCATCAATATCCATACATCCGTACACATAAGGCGTACAAGATCCATTATCTGTATTAGCTAGAGGGTTATAATTAAACATTGTGCTATCTGTACAACCATAGACAAATTCAATACAACTTCCGTTATCTGTATTAGCATTTATATTATAATTAAACATACTAGCGTCTGTACAACCATATATATAAGGTATACATGTATCAGCTGCTGTTGCTAGTGGATCATAGTTAAACATCATTGGGTCCATACATCCATATACAAAAGGTATGCAAGAACCAGCTAATTCTACATTTGCTGCAGGATCATAATTATATGCTGTACTGTCCATACAACCTACTACAATCAAAGTAGAGCATGACCCATCATCATAATCAGCTAGATTATTATACTCTAAATATAATGGATTCATACACCCAGCTACATAATAACAACTGCCATCATCTGTATTTACAGTGTCTTGATAGTTTAATGCTAATGTATCTGTACATCCAAATATTTTATCTATACACTCATTAGGACAAACACTTACTCCTTGATACGGGAATATAGGTTGTACAAATGGTGCAGGTACATGTATAACTGTGTCACCTTCTGGATTTGTTAAAGTAAATCCACATTCTATTGTTGTAAGTGATGCCTGATTACTTATAGTAAATATACTTGTTACAGGTGTTCCTGTAGGTAAATAAAAATAGTAAGTGTCTGTAAAACCACCTGTATGAGTAAAATTCATCATAGTATCAGGTGTAACTATTTTTAAGTTTGACGCTATCCAACCATTACCAACCAAGTCATGTAAAGTTAATTTATACTCACAAACAGGTGTTACAAGCATTGCGTTAGCATTAGGGTCGTAGTTATACATTGTACTATCAATACATCCATATACAGCTACTGTCAAACAGCTACCATCATCTACATCTGCAAATGGGTTATACTCTAAGTAATCTGGGTCTGTACAACCAGGTATTGGTGGACAACTATCAATTACAAAAGGATGTATTGTATCATTCCCAAATGCTGGATCTGTACCAAATACTAGTGTATCATTACATTGTTTAATAAAATAAGAACCATCTTGTCCTTGCCACAATGACCCTTGTAAGCCATCACCGTATGTATCCATTATAGTAAACTCTAGCGGTCCTTGTGGTAAACAGACTGGTATTACAACTGTTCCATAATCAGGTTCAGCTCCATACCCACTTCCTGAAGCAACTACCATACCATTAGTATCAGCTATCTGCCAAGATGTTTCTGACTGATACTGATCTAGGTTGATAATAACTGTTGCTTGTAAACATGGTGGAGGTGGAGGTGCATTTGGATTACAAGGTCCTAACATAAAAGGTATTGTTTCTGTAGCAAAGTAATTAGTTTGACTACATAAAAACTCTACCATTGTATCTTGACACGCATTCCATATTCTAAAGTATCCTTGTAGATCTGTATCTTGCCATGCATCTCCATACTGATCATACAATATAGCTGTATAAGAACCAGCCCCTATCCATAATGTATCCAGTAAATATTCGTCTTGGATTGTAGGCTGATTAAAATATACTTGATTTCCATTTACATCTAATATTTCAAAGCTAGACTCTTGTGGTCCCCACGAGTCGTATTGTGCCTCTATAACCATATATGAAGCCTGCCCGAATGCTGTAGCTGTAGCAAATACAACTATCATTAACACTGCATATAATATTTTTGTAAAATTATTCATAATTATATACTTAAACTATTTCTGTCAGCAATATCATTTCTTACATCTGCTGCATTTTCACTACTTAAAGCGCTATTAAATACAACTACTTCGTGTATCTCACCAGAAGTAATACTGTTAGATGAGGTACCTATTTGCTCAAAAGCAAAAGTACCAGATCCTGTTCCTGAACCTACTGCAGTACCGTTTCTTAATACTCTTATGTTATTGCTACTATCTCTAGATACTTCAGCTATAGCTTTTTCTGTTCCAAAACCTCCGGTTAAAGTTATATTTACAGTGGTACCTCCGTTTTTCATACGATAGCTGGCAGCAGTACCTCCTTGAGCAAATCTTATAAAACTTGAGTTGTCTACGCTAGACACAAATGTCTCATTACTTTGCTCTGACAAATTCAATACTACAAATATATGATAAGCTCCTGTTAGATTAAATGTGCTAGCTAGGTCTAAGTTATCTTGAGAACCTGCATCAGTAACAAAAGCACCACCACTGAAACCACTACCCTCTTGAGCATCTGTAGTTTGTGAAGCGTGTCTATTATTACCAGACTGATCATCCCATTGTATACCATCAGTAATTGCACCTTGACCTTCATTAAACTTTAGCCACAGTTGTGGGCTTAAATCATTTATGTCAAATGCTACTGGCACAAATGCTGGTGCTCCTAATGCTATTCCTAATCCTAATTTCATAATTAAAACTTACTCATTATTAGTTCATCAATGTAGTCTTGTACCTCTTTTCTTGTTGCTTGCATGGCAAAACTAAGATCTGCTTGAAATCTTTTTACTTCTTCGCCATCATCAAATATTATAATAGTTGGTACTACAGCTATTTGATATTTCTTTTGTAAATCATTGTTGTCTATCATATGTGATTCTTTATCACAGTCTCCTAGTTTTTTAAACCACTCTACGTTATTTTGTTCATTCCAACTAGCGTTAAACTGCATCGCGGTCACCTGAGCTGAGCACGTAACACAAACCAGCAATAATGGCAATACTAGCAAGTATGTCGCAAATGTTTTCCATATTAAATTTAGTTTTTTCATTTATCTTAATTCATCAATCTTATCTTCCATTCTAATCATTCGCTCTTCTAATTTTTTAACATCATCACGTGTTTCTATTATTGTATTACGAATGTTTATATCCTTCATATCAAATTCCATTTTTGATACCTCAGGCTTTGGAAGTTCTTTTGCTTCTGATATGTCAGCTTGTAGTGTAAACCACATACCTACTAGTGTAAAAATAAGAGCAGCTATGCCAGCTAATGTTTTTATGCTTATTTTAAAACTAGTATCTTCGTTTAATTCTTTTGCCATTATTATAGTATTATATAGTTTATTCCAAATTTAAAGTCGTACCATTCTCTGTTCCAATATTTATTATATTTACCTTCTATAAAATATCCAATTTTCTTTGTAATCTTATGACCAAATATTAATCCACCTGAGTAGTCGTACCACTGTCCTCCTACAAAATTGTGGTAAGAATACTGATCTCCTTGATCATAATGGTATGGTAAAAAGTTACCCCAACTATGTACCCAAAAATCTTTTTTATAATAGTAGAAGTCAAATCCTACTACTAAAGAATGTTGTGTAACATTAGGCAACTCATTTTTCTTCTTTTCTACATAGTTAGAGATAACCTCAGGTATTATAACTTGATTCCAAACATCAGCGCTTGTAGCTACTACATTACCACTAGGGTCTTTATATTCGTTGTTATATACATCTACACTATACCCCTCTTCTATTGCAAGCTGTGTATAGTGTATATGCCCTGTTTGTAACACCCATTCTTCTAATGGATTATATCCATAAGGCTCAGCAAGCCTTTGTAATGCTCCTACATTAAAAGAAAGTTTCTTTTTACCATTTATTCTAATTCTTTGAGAAGCCTGGTAATATTCTATATCAGCAAAACCATCTTTTACATAGGCAACCTTAGCAAGCCACCTGTCTCTAACATATCGTAAAAAATGATTTTGATCAATATATTCTACACCTTCTTGTCTTCTATAGTCTATTTCAAACAGATATTCAAATGCATTTCTACCAACTGTTGCTTCATCCCCGTATGCTGACTCTGTACCATCTTTGAATGGCGTACTGCCTTCGTATTGAAATCTTTGTATCTTTCTAATACCAGCAGTAAGAGAATAGTCATACGGAGTTTCTACTACATCTTTAGATAACAAACTATTATTAACAGCAAAAACATCCTGGTCAGCCAGAGATGTCCCGCCATTAGCCGCTACATAAAATGTAGAAAACTTTACAGCTTTTTTAAACTGCGCACTTGCAGTAGTAGCTGTTAAAAGTATAACAACAATTAATAATCTCATTATGATGCATCAACTTCTACATTAGTTCTTCCGGCCTTAGCATAAGCTAATACAACTCCACTATCTAACTCTATACTTCTAAAGTTTCCATAAATAGTTACACCTATAGGAATTGTAAAATTAGTAGCTATGTTTTGAATGTTTCCACTGCCACCGTTTTCTATAATGTTTGTTGTACATTCACTAACATCAACAACAGCTGCCTCAAGCGCTGTTAGTGCAAAAAACGGACCAGCATGTTGCACTGTATCATTAATATGTACAACAACCACGTCACCTAACTGGTGTTCCAAATTTCTGTTAGTTTTATCTATTAGCTTTTCTGTAGTATTACGAATATCCATTTTAATTTATTTTAATATTATTGATCAGTTCCAAATAACGCATATTCTAATACAGTATTAGCCGTAGTTGCATATGTTCTTAAAGTGTTATCTGCAATTAATGGTAAAAACGCAAAGTCTCCACCCGCTAGCTTTAGTACTCCAGGATCTCCTGAAGAAGTATCATCATATATGTAAATATAATCTGTAGCTGTAGTATCTGTATTTTTTAAATACAAATATGCAGGAGCTGTAAAATCATTTGCTTCATATACAATTTCATTTGTACCAGCTTTACTAGTGCCAGTTACTGCAATAACACCAGCTTTATAATTAGATACCGTAAGATTTTTACCTTCTGATATATTTATGCTACCACTTGTTAAAGCTCCTGATGCAACTGTTAATGTTATTTTTTTGCTTAATGTTGCCATAGTATTATTTAATTATTTAATTAGTTTCATTATTCCTCCGAGCTGTTTGGCTGAAATATCAGAAGGTAAAGCTTTTTCTGGTATTTGAACCAATTCAATCTCTGCCTCTTCTTTTAAAAGCTCATCTAACTCTTTTAGTTGCGATTTTCTTTCGTCTATTAGTTTCTGGTTTTTATCTTCTAGTTCTGCAATTAATTTTCCCGCCTCCTCTGAAGGGTTTGAGTTTTCAATCATTTGAACTTCAGTTATTAGTTTTTGAAAATCATCCGTAGGAATAGAAGCTTCATTAACATATTCTAGATCTGCTTTTAGTCTATCAATGTTTTTACTTACTCCTATTGCAAATTGCAATCCTTTCAAATCCTGTACAGCGTATAAGCTGTGTAATAAATCTAACAAATCTTTGTTAGTTGCTTTAATTTTAGTCATATCGGTTTTTATTTAAAATTATTATAAAGTTTTATTCATTACCATGTAATGTATTTTTCTTGCATTTGTATCTGTATCAGCATCACCAACATTTTTTAATGCTATTCTAAATGATCCTGCACCTATTGATCCTGTTTGTGCTATTATTACAGAATCATCTGTACTACTTGCTATAGCAGGGCTTTCTACAGTTACCAATATTATTGAATCAGTTTTACAAACTGAGTTGTTTACTGTAAAGGTAGCCTCTGCTCCACTTGCTAATGCTACACCTGCCAATGTAATTACACCTACAGCCGAGTTATTTGTTACTGCAGTACTATGATTTGTAGCTTGAGTAACATTAGTAGATCCTGTAAATGTTAAACTTGCCGCTCCATTAGCCATTACTAAATTAGCCTGTTCTACAGTTACATGTCTATTTGTTCCATTTATTGTAAGAGCTGTTGCTGCAGATCCACTTATATAAGTTTTTACTAAAACATCTCCTTCATCTCCAGAACCATTCTTATCTCCTGCGGTAAGTATTAAATCTCCACCATCACCATTACCACCACTACTTGATCCAGCTTCTAAAGTTAGAATACCTCCATTACCACTACTACCCGCACCTGAGTTGATAGTTAATGTAGTTCCTGTAGCAGCAGAAGTCATACCAATAGTACTATTACCGTTCATATTAATACCACCACTATCTAAGTTAAGAGTGCTAGTAAAATATGCTGTAGCACTCGATTGTCCAAAGAATGCTTTACCAGTAGTATCGAAATTAAGACCCTCATTACTACTTCCATCACCATTTATCCACCCAGTACCCATATCAATATTATTCTGGTTCATGTCTAGAAATGTTGATGATGGCATTCTAAATTCAGTTAAATTAACTAATGCCCTTTCAGCATAAGAAAGTCCAGTAGCTGCACTAGTGTCTGCAACTAACCAATATCCATTTGCACCTACAGCTAGTCCTTGAGGATTACCACTACCATCACCAACAAGTAGAGTACCTTTAGTTGATAGATCTACAGTAGTTACCGCTCCAGTACCATTTCCTATAAGCACTCCGTTTGCTGTAAGAGAAGTAGCACCAGTACCACCATTAGCAACTGGTAAGGTTTGTAAATATGATAAACCTGTTGCTGCTCCAGAATCAGCTTTTAAAATATATCCATCTGTTCCAACAGCTAAAGTTTGAGGGTTTCCTGATCCATCTCCAACTAGTAAATGCCCTTTAGTAGACATATCTACAGCTGTAACTGCCCCCGTTCCATTACCAATCAACGCTCCATTAGCAGTAAGAGTTGACGCTCCTGTACCCCCGTTTGCAACAGGTAGTATAGTTGACCCCACATTAGATGCTAAGTTTACTGTAGTTAAAAATCCAGAACTGTTATTACAGTTAGCTAAATTAATCTGTGCTTCTACTACAGTCAACAACAAATGACCATCAGAGTGTGTTGTAACAGTTAGTTTTGAATCAGCGCTTGCAAGTTTTCTTAAATTAAACTGCACTGCGTTTGTTAAATTATTATGTATTGCCTGCCCCGCACTACCAACATCTGCAATAACAGGAAGAAGTCCTTTTACTTGCAGTTTGTGGTCAGTATCTAAAGTTTGATTAACCACATACATCATATGATCTGTGGTAATACTAGTTGGGGTTATTACTGGGAAGCTTTCTACTTTTGCCATTTTATAAAATTGTTATGTTGGTTGTTCCGTTATCAAATATAAAACTACTTTGATTTGCGGTATTTACACCATTATTATTCGTATCTATTAATATAGACTCTGTGTCTAGGTCTATAATTTGATCTTCTTCAAATGCTACTATTGCACCGCTCTCAGCTAAATCATACTCACAATCATCACAATACGAAAGTACAAATTTAATCAAATTATTTAATTTTCCCATAGCTACATCACTTTCAACATCAAATAAACAATCTATTTGCATGTTTTTTAGAAGTTTACTAGCTAATGCGAGGTGCACAAGAGTATCATCATCACAGGTAACACCTGCAATCATTTTATTATGATACCTTGTTAATGCTTTAGAAAGACAATCAGTCATATGATGTAAAAAAGCACCATACCCTGCAGGACCATCTGCTAAAGCTGTTATTGCTGTTGTTGGACCTGTTGGCCCTGTCGTACCATTGTTTCCTCCATATGTACAAGAACCATCATCTACAGTTGCCGCTATACTGTAATTATCAGCAGCAACATCAGTACATCCTGGTATATCAATTATAGTATATATACATGATCCATCACTTTGATTTGCTAAAATTTGTTGACTAGGATCATTTGGATCAGTATAATATGTAGGATTTGCTGCATTAAGATCAGTACATCCAGGATATATACAGTTACCACTATCTTGAGTGGCAGTTGGAGAAAAGTTTGATGCCTGGGGATCGGTACATCCTACTTCTATTAAAATATAATTACACGAACCGTCATCTGTATCTGCGGCTGGATTGTAATTGGTAGCATTTGGATCAGTACATCCAAATACTGGGAATATACATGTTCCGTTATCAATTGTTGCTTGTGGATTAAAGTTTGTTGCTGTTGGATCTGTACACCCAGAATATTCACATGATCCATCATCTTGAGTAGAATTAGGATTATAGTTATCTGCCCCCTGATCTGTACACCCACAAACTTCAAATGCTGATTGAGGAACATTTACCGTTTCTTCTAACAAGCATAGAGTTAATGAACCAGGAAGTTGGGTTTCCATACTAATTATATAATCTCCTGGAATATCACTAGCATTTAAATTATAATTAAGGGTACTAGATCCTGCTTGAAGTTGCGCCGTTAAGTCGTGTGATGACCCAGTAGGCTCCTGAATAAGCATACTAGTTAACATACTACCATTATAGAATACAGCATTACTATATGTTATACTTATGAGAGGAGGATCACATGGATTAGTAGATAGAACCTGATAGCTTGCACCTAAAGTTTGGTTTAGTGCTGCACATGTCGAAACTAAAGTACATAAAGAAGGATCATCTACAGTTAAACTAGTAGCGGGTACACCATTTGTAATATAAGGATCATTACTAGGATTTGTACAAGCATAATAGCTTTGTGTAAAAAACCCAAAGTTGTAACAGTTACCATTTAAATTATTTGCAGGATCATTTACTATAAGGCTAGGATTATATACTAAGTAATTATATGTAACATTACCCGTTAACCCTATAAATGTTACTGAGGGACTACCTGGATTTTGTTGATTACCTACCCAAGACTGAGACATGATTGGCGCTATACTAGAGTTTGTTCCTTGAGCATGTGCTACAATATCTGCTTCGCTTAGATTTCCAGCAAAAATTGCTATTAAATTACCAGTCTGAACTCCCCCCGCAAATGCGCTACCTACTGCATTTATGTTAAAAGTTGTAGCACCATCAGCAGCTCCTGATTGTGAAGCTGGTGCAGCTTGATTATCTATGTTTAAGTTGGGAGCAAAATCAGCACCACTGTTACAAATACTACATGTTCCATCATCTACAGTAGCATTTGCATTGTAATTATATGCTGTAGAATCTGTACATCCTACTATTGAAATATTTGGAGTAGTTATAGAATATGTTGTACTTTGAACTGAACACCCTCCAGGATATTCACCATTACCAAAAACTATAAACTTACAAGTGATTGTTTGTCCTGCTGGTAATACCTGCCCTAAATTTGTGAAAGCACCAAGAGAGCTTGCGCTATCTGGCACTCCATCTCCATCGTTATCCGCTCCCACAAAATCAGGTCGAAGTGCATCAGAGACGACAGGGGTTCCACCACCATTAAAACCTATATGCTCATCAATAATCTGCATACCATTACCATCATTAATATCCATGGCAAATGATATTCTATCAATACTTGTAGTAGAACTATTTCCATCTGCAAAATCTGAACCAAATGGATTTGTAGCAGGTGAAAAAGTTTGGCCACATGAATTTACAGTCTGATCATTACCAAAATCTATAATAAGATCTTGTCGATCCATTGTAATAGTTCCAGTAGTTGCGTCTATTGTAAAATATGTAGGATTTGAAGTATCATTATTATCTGAACCAGCAATCACACAATAATTATCGTATGTACATGTACCATCATTTATTTCAGCAGCTGCGTCATAATTACATGCTAGAGGATCTGTACATCCTGGAATATATTGATTAGTTACCTGAAACTGACAAAAGTCACTAACTGAGAAGTATGACATAGAACACCATTCTGCAGCATTATTCCAGTCATTTGCAGTTGTTATTTTTGCAGGACTTGTGCCACCACCTAATTGAGAGTTTCCTATATCATTAATAACAAAAATTCCCCACTCGTCAGTACTCAAAGGTCTCTTTAAAAAATCTTGAAGATTAGTTCCTCCTGGAGTTTGAGAAACACCTAAGATACTAGTATTAGGATTATCTGGATCTGATACTAGAAAATGTGTATCATACCCATTCCCACTCATAGTAAAATCTCCTATCTTTATACTATTTCCCTGACCATTATATTGATTAGGAGCAATAGCTCCGAACTCTTGTACAAATACATCCCCTATAGTACCATCCGTAAAGTATGCTACATTAGGTATATCCATTGCATAAACATCAACACCATTACCTGGGTCTGAATATTCTGCTGCATTAGTACCTAACTCTTTAAGATCTAGTGCATAATTTGCATCCACTAATTGGTTTGAAACAGGATCTCTAAAACCACCACAACCTACAATTTGACCAACAATAGGTCCTGGATAAATAGCACCTCCTGGATGAAATAGTTGTATATTATTAGGAGCTTGAAGAAATTGGGTTGGATCTGTTGGATCTGGTATGGACCATTGTATTTCTATTCTTATAGGCTCAAACCCTGTAGAAGATCCTGTTCCTGCTTGGTTTGCATCCCAACAGGCGTCAAACATGGCTCCTTTTAGGAGAACTCTTGAACCTCCGGAACCTGAAGCTGCATTTTGAGGAACTTGATAAACTTCTGCTTGCCACTGTCCTGAAGTACTGGTTAGAAAACCACCACTAGAATAGTTATTTCCTTCAATCTTTACCGCATCTATTGATGAAAGCGCTTGATCAGTAGGTGGTGATGTAGGTGTACCTAAATCATCAATTACTAGTAAGTCAGAAATTATTACACCAAAATCACTAGTTCCATAAATGGTAGCAGGAAAGTAATAATCTCCACCCCCTACACCCATTATTAAAGTTGCAGCTTGTTTTCTTGGAGATATTATAGAAGCAGATATAGAATACTTAGGCATATGCTTTTATTTTAGCAGCCACAGCCGCAAGATGAATTACACAGTGATACTGCTTTATTAAATTTTGCTATCGCATTATCTGGGTTTGGTATAGTAGCTGATAAATCAGCTTGAGCTCCCTCTGCTAATAAAAATACTTTTGTAGCTTTTTCTAGTTTAGGAGATTTTGTTGGATCACAAGGACATGCCATGTATTCATTTATTTCATTAGCAATACAACACTGTAAACTACAAGCTGCTACTACACCTCCTGAAACTTTAAAAGTTCCTTGGTGAGCTGTAAATATATATATACCTGAAAGCTCTGAGCCTGCACTATTCAATTGATCTGCAGTAAATGTTAAACTTATCATTTGTCCTGCTATAGGATTTGGAAAAGTATTTGGTGTAAAATTTAAAGCAGCTCCATTGTGAGCTCCTGTTAAAGTTAAAACTCCTCCTCCTGGATCTATAGGTAAAACTTTTAATGTAATAACCTCACAGTCTTTACTTATTGTTACTGAAATATTATTTTGTGACATGTTTTAAATAAAAAAAATTCATCCCCATATTTCAGGGGATGAATAAAGTTAATGATTATGCTGCTCCGTACTTAGAGTAAAGAGTAGCTGCTCCACCGTCAATGTTAGCGCCAAATGCGTTATCAAAGGCAGTGTGTGTAGTACCATCCTTAATAGCAATGTTTACAACATTTTCTCCTGTGAATAACCATGGATTAGCATGTCCTTTTCTCCCTTGATCAAAAGTAAGAGAGATCATATCGTAGTCATTAGATGCTACTGAATATAATGTTGGACTTTGTGGTAAGTAAATTCTGTTTTGGTATCCAAACAAAGCTTGTGTTTGTTTTTCCATACCTCTAACTATTCTACCATCACCAAAACCTACTACATGCTTAGTATCAGTTACTGTAGTTACTGTAGGTGCTGTAGTAATACTGCTAAAATCATACTTAGCCTCAAAGCTAACAAACTCGTTGTCACAAGTAAATAATAATACATCAGTACCAGAAGTATAACCAGCTGTGAATGGGAAGCCATCTTTAGCATTAAACTCAACTACCATAGCAGCTAATTCAGTATCTAATGTTGCTGAAGTAGCTGTACGCTCATACTGTAATACTTGTCCCACATATGATACATTCTTTGAATCATTTGGATTAACAAAGTTTTCATAGTGAAAGTCAATAGATGTAATTACAAACTTAATTGAATAAGTTTCGCCTACTGCAATTGAAGCACCACTTAAATCAATTGATGATGTAGCTGCTGCTGCAGATGATTTTGGACTACAGTCAATTCTCAATACATCTTCTTTTTGGATGATTGGTGAACACCAAGGGTTACCAACATCACGACCTTGTACAATTTGAAAACGTCTAGGTATGATTCTAGTATCTAACTGTTGGTCTGTTGCTCCAGCGCCACTAGTGTCATCTGCAAACTCTGTTGACAAGAATGCTTCATTTGCACTTAAATAAGCTCCTGTATCTACGTTAAAAATTCCTACCTCTCCTGATGCGATTCCATCAAAATCAGATCCATCTGCTGATAAGTCAGCCTCTGTTACAAATGTAGCTCTATAAATTCCGCTCATTTTTCTAAAATTTGTGTGATATAAATATCACGTTAATAAATAATTATTCGCTCTGCATTTTTTCTGTTACAGAGATACTATATCTTGGATCTGAAATATTACCTAAGATCGTTGATACAGTCATATCTACAATTTCCTGATGAGTGTGGTCTGGAAGATCACAGTTTACAGGAACTGTAGAAGTATTATCAACCTTTGCAGGTTGCCTTAAATATAATAATTTTACTTCCTCTATGAGAAATGTATCATCAGTATATATTTCTATATTATCTCCTTGTATCGTTGATAAAGGAGCTGTATGTTTTGTTTTGTTAAATGGGTCTGTTAACAGTTTGAAAATATCATCATGTTGTATAAACTTGTTAGGATGCATTTCTCTAGTAAAAACACTTGTAGGAATTCTATGTGTTCCTACACTACTAGCTGTAAAATCATATACAGATGTTACACCATTTACAGTTAATTGAACTTGACTTTGTCCATCAACAAATCCTGGAAACCCATCAATTGTTATTAACAGATTATTACCAATACCTCCCATAGAAAACCCTGCAGTAACACTCTGTGGAATAATATGCATAATAAAATCACTAAGATTTTCATCATTAACAGCACCACTATATAAACTAATACTAGAGTTAACAGCCGGGTCAGAAAAAAACAATAAAGAATCATACAGGTTAATACCATCACCTGCAATAGTATTAAAAGCAGATTCTGGTATTGTTGCATTAAACACTGTTGCCCCAGCATCACTAAACCCAAAATTAATAGGTTTACAATTATTTATATTTACTTTAGAACTTTGTCTAATTAGATATAAATAATCATCTGGTAATTCTGCTACATCTACAAATATTTTACCATTAAGTAAATTTTCTTTGAAAGTTACAGTCAGGTTTGATTCCGTTAAAAGAGTTCTAAGATCATCAATTCTTTTTTGACTTTGCTCAAAACCTTGACGATACTTATTACCCATAGGATTAAACCTTTGGTTTATAAATCTCATGATATTTTTATTAAGCTCTAGATCTATCTCCTCGCTTAATAATACATCGGCTTGCAGAGAGTGGATCTTGTCCACTCCCTGGTTCACCGCTATATGCATTTCATTTATGTTCATTAACTTTTAGCTTCTTTTAGTTTTGCTCTAAGTTCCATCAGTTTTCCTGAGTTCTTTTTATCATTCAACTGTATAACAGCGTCCTTCATTGTATCTCCTAAGATCTCATCAATATAAATTATTTGATTACCAATCTTACGCAATATCTCCAGACTAACCATTTCTTCTATCTGAGCTTTTAATTCTAAATCTTTGTCAGTTGCAAATTTTAAGAATTTAGCAGGCTCAGCGTTCTTTAATTCATAAAGCAAGTTCTCTAATTCTTCTTTTGTTAGAGTATCAGGATTTGTAGTATTTGACATAAGTTTTACAATATGTTTCATTTTATCTACGCTTCCTGAAGCTTTAATAAATTCTTTGTCGGCATCTTTTAAAACTTGAATTTTATTATTCTTAGTTCTAACTTCTTGCCCTGGGTCAAGGATGTAAAATCTTTTACCAAACTGAGAATCCATTTCTTTCTTACTGTTTGCTACATGTGGGTGTCTTTGTGCCCACTTGTAACGAATCCAGTCTTCCTGATTAACTGGTCTTCCATCCTCGTCTGTTGAAATATCTAACTCTACTCCTGCAAAAGGAACATTGATAGATAGTTCTGCCCAATATTTCTTTTCATGCTTAGGCCAATCTACATGATCAGCACCTACATCAAGTAGGCCATTTAAATGCTTTTTGCACTCGTCTGCGCTAAAAGCCCTTAGAGGTTGTCTATCTTTATAAACACTACTAAGGTACATTCTTGATTCTAATTGAATCTCTTTAGGCAAGAAACTCTTAGTCTCTTTACGCCTTAAAATTACTTTTTTTATCATTTTTAAGTTCTTTAAATTAAATTTCCATTCGGGTCTGTAAGAATACTCAACCCTACTTTCTTATAGTTATGAGATTACGGGGGGCTTTGACACCCCCCTCATCTCGAGAAACCAGATATATAGACTGCGATTAACGCCTCTTACGAACGTACACACTCAATGTCTAGTGAAGTATCAAATCTCTTCAATACAATACCACCAGTTTTCAACATGTGTACAGACGCCCCGTCTACATCAGATGCACGTAAATCTGATTCTGCAAACCCTTTAGGTACTACAGATCCAGCTACTGCCCATCTTAAATACTCACGACCTTTCTTGTTGATCATCTGAATGTTGGCTTGGCCATCATAGTTAGAGTTATCAACAAATACCATACGGTAAGATTCTAGTGAATATCCTGTAACAGGGTGTTTTGAACGAGCTTGTGCAACTGGGCCGTGGTCAAACATATCATGTTTAACTACATTTACTACGTGTCCATCCACGTGCTCGTATGTTGTAAAGTAACCAGTCAATCCTAATGAACGACCAGTACCTGTGATGAATCTATTCTCGCCACCAACCTTAAATGAGTTAGCAGTTGCTCCGAAATGATTCTTTAACGCCTCATCAAATTCTCTCATACCACCTGTTCCAGTGTAAAGAGTAATTTGCTTTTGAGAAGCATCAGTCATTCCGTAGAATAAGTCACCAATAATATTCTTCAACTTGTTTTCAGTTAAAGTAGAGTAAGTATCCTTGTTAATGATTTGTTGTAATAAACCAGGACCAGCGATAACAGGTTGTCCGTTTTCGTCTGTCATAGTAGTTACACCATTATCATCATAAGTCTTCTCACCATACATATACATCAACTCACACTCTTGTTTAAAGTGTAACATGTGCTGATATTCTTCATAGTCCATCCATAATTTAGTAGTTGAACCTTCTTTAGTTGGTAATTCAAACTCAGCAACATAGTCTTTTGCGTTACCAGACATGTGGTAAGATTTACGTACCGTACCAATTTTGTTACGGATTAAACCTGGCGCAGACCAGTTAGAAGCGTTACCTCTTGAGAAGTCAACTCCTACGTTAGCGTACAATTGACCCCACATAGCACCGTTAGTAACGTCTGCTTGAGGAACAACTAAAGTTGTACTTGGATTAACTAATTTTAAGTCGTACTCATAAGCACCATTCACCGCGCGTGGTTCAGCCATAATTCTACATAGTACTCCTGATTGAGAAACTAATGTATATGGGAAAACAAACCATTTGTCTGGGAATGTTACGGTGAAGATTGCTCCACCTTGTCCTTGATCTGCACCAAGGCTGCCTAATACAGGACGAATATGTTGAGTGTGTGATTTAACACGATACTCGTATTCAAAGCGATCAATAGATACAGTGTTACCTACACCTTCTGTCAACATAGTCAAAGGAAATTTTCTATCCTCACGTCCTGCGAGATGAGTAATGATAGGAGAAAGCTCAGTTGGCTTTTCCATCAACGCATTAACCAACGAATTAGTGTCAGTCATTTGCGAATCATTGTAATAAGTTTTTAATACTCGCATTTCAATTTAAATTTAATGCTATAGGTTCCTTCCTATAGACTTGTTAAGCTAAGGTCTAGATTATCTACATCAAATGATTTAGATCCTCCTTTACCTTTTGCACCTTTTACAGATCTCGTACTTCTTTTGATCTGCTTTCTCAAGGTTTTAGCTGTTTCTGTTTTAGCTTTTGCCTTGATCATATCTTCTAATTTAAAGCCTTTGAACATTAGATAGTCAATTGCTAACCTAACATCCATCTCAGCACCCTCATGATCTAGATCACGTTGTGTGTTGCCTTGTTTGTCAACTGGCTGAGATATATAGTCAAAGAACTTTTTCTTATCTTTTTGTTGTACTACTATTCCTGAGAACTCTCTAGACTCCTCAATAGTTTCACTTACATTGCTCCAAAAATTTTGTGCCTCCTGTCTTTGCTGGGCTGAAGCTTGTTTCTGTGCTTCCATTTGATGAGCTCTCTGTGCTTGTTCGTATTTTAATAATGCTTCTTTTGCTTTTACAGACTTATCATATAATTTATCAGTAGATGCATAATCTTCTAATAATTCTGCAATAAAAGAATCATCGTGTCCTTTTACTCGGAAGTATTCTACAAGTACAGCTTGTTGAGCATTTACATTATTCTCTGTAAGATTAACATTTGCTACTGTATTTAGCCTATTGCCTTGACTGTAAAACTCTGAAGAATCACCACCGTTTAGGACAAACTCTAAATGTTGTTGTATCTCAGGAAACTGCTCAAACAAATTATCCAACTGATCTTCAGCCATTGTTTGTGCTACATCCTGTGTCATTTGAGTAAGACCTTCTACAGTGTCTGCATAGTCTCCTTCCAATTCATATCCAAGATTTGTAAGAACTTCACCAATTACGGTGTTATCTATTTCTCCATCTTCTGCAGACTCCGTAGCCTCCACGCCATCATCTGCTGCTGAGTCATTTGAAGTTTCTTCAACTTCCTCTTCTTCCTCGTCGTCTGTGTCGATGTCTTCAACTTCTTCTCCTGATTCTTTGACTGCTGCATCTTCATCAAGTTCATTAGTTGGTTCTTCTTTTGTTTCTTCTACCGCAAGCTCACTGGCTACTGCTTCTTCACCCGCTGTTGCTACACCTCCATCAATGAAATCATCGAAAGAAATGTCGTCTAAGTTTAGTTTCTCTTTATTGTCCATATTGTGCAAATTTAATATTAATTATTATAGTTTTTATCTAGTATATATCTTTTACTATATCTTTTATAATATAACACTTCATATTACTTAGCTCTTTCTGAATACACCTTATAGAATTGTTCTATGTATTCTTCTGGTGTTTTATTTTCTAAAGGTTTACCATCCCGCCCTAACTGTCTATTAGGTCCATATTTAGTAGGGAATACTTCTTCCAGAGATTTACCATCTCTTAACACGTTTCCTAAATATTTTCTTGTACCCTGTCTTCCTAACATATTAGACAGAGCAGATATTTTTACAGGATCTAAGCCGTATCTAGAAAGATTCATCTGAGGATCATATTCTTTAAATAATTCTATACCATCTTTCATTATGTCTTTATCAAACCTTTCTTTAAAAAATCTTTTTTGTGCGGCTATATCTTTAGAGAACTCTTCACGTGTTCCAGGGTATATATCTTTTATCTCACTAAACCTTCTTTGATACAAACCAGTAGCACTAGATTGATCATTAATCATAAGTGCTCCTCCTACAGATTCTACATCTGCAATACCTGCTGCAAATGCATCAAAATCATAATCCATATTTTGAATATCCTGCTGCTTTTGTAAGTCTGAAGTTTTAAATGATTGTACAAATGGACTAACAAACACACCAGACTCACGTTTAGGTTTTGTATACTCAACCTTTTTACCTCCATCCTCTTTCTTCTGTACATACTTATCATAATCACTAGCAAAGAATGCAGCGAAGCCGCCGTGTTTTTGCTGAATCAAGGGAAGCGGGTTTGGTTTTTTGGGTAAATTTAATGTAGGCTTTGTATTAATCATATCATACTTATCCATACTATATTGGTTAGCTAGTATATTTACATTACTGTCTGGTGCAGTATGGGTATGATATTCCAGATCATAAGGAGACTGATAGTTAGAAGCATCAGGATACTCTCCTTCCTCAACAGTTCTACGTAATCTATCAATGTCTGTAATAATCCGTCCACCAGGACCATGCATAGAGAAGGGGCCGGTAAGAGTAGGGTCAACATGAGCGTACTCCTGAAAAGCTTTTTCCAGATATTGTGATTGTGGTTTTTGGTACATTGATGGATGAATAGTCCTTCCAGGACCAAACTCACTCTCTCTTCCGTAAGGATCGGGAATATATATACCTGCTTTTACACCAGCCTGATATTTTTCATAATCTTTAGGGTCTGTTAAATTTAGATCAATTTCTGTTCCTGGGTTTGTTTCAGGATGAAAATAAGTACCCTCCGGTATCTGAAGTGTTCTCCTGTTTCTCATAAAGTTTGGACCATGCATATAAGCATCTCGAGATGGAATATAAATATCTCTACCAAGCAAGCCAGAATTAGCATGAGCTCTAAACTGTCCTTTTTGTCTAAATATAATCTTTTCTTTCTCAGTCATGTTCAGGATTGGCTGATTTATTATATCAGTAGCAGGATTATTACCAGCTAAATTTAAAGCATCTATGAAATGTATGTCTTTTGTAACTTGATTTTCTTCCCCAACCGTAATAGGAATAGACTGTGAAACACCCGCTGGAGTTATATAAGCATCATATAACTGTTGCTGTGCTGGGGTTAAGGACGCATAAGTTTCATCCGTAAGTGCTGTTATGTCTACATCAGGAAAAGTTGGAACAACTGTAGCAGGTGTATGAGGACCACCATGTTCATAAGTAGTAGGAAAACCATAACCAGATCTAGCATCTACGTATGTAGACTTCTTTGGTTTATTTATATCATTAGCAAAACCACCACCCCTAAACTGAGGTTCAGGCATATCTTGACGCATCTGCTGTTCAGCCATTCTGAATAGTTCTAGGTAATCACCTTTATACCCATCCTTCTTAGCCCTAGTTATAATTTCTAATTTTTCCCTGTTATTTAGAGGCATTTCGTTTGCTATCCTTTGCTACTCGTTCTTGTGAATTTATTCTTTTCTCTTCAAGTCTAATCTTGTCATCCATATTGTCAGCTTTATCTTTTAGCTCTTGAGCTTTAAGTTCTAACTCTTGACGTTTTAGTTCTTGATTTGCTTCTGCATTGATTAGTGCAACTTCAATCTGAGTCTGTCTGTTCTTCTCAGAGTTGTCCATCTCCATTGCTTTTTGTTGATTAGCTGCTTGGATTTGTTTTTCTTGCATCTCCATCTGAGCTTGCTGCTGTGCTTGTTGCAATTCTTGCTGTGCTTTCTCAGCAGCTCTAATCTTATCTTTGATAGCTGTAAAGCTTTCTTGATCTATAGCTTCTGCTACAATAGATGCTGGTGTACCATTCTGTATCATAGCTTGTGCTAGTTGCTCTACCTTCATTTTCTTCTCAATATCAGAAGCTGAGTTACTAGCAAATATACCATAGTTAGTTTCAGAGTAGTCAGTACCATCAATGCTAAAGAACTCAGATGTTCCGTCAGGCATATAAAACATTGCACTCTTACTACCATTCCAAGCATCTTTAGAATAATCTAAAATAGCTTGTATATCTCTTTGCTCTAGTCTAGCAAATTTACGGAACATATCTTCTGTAATGTGTGAAGATTGTACAATAGCTTGCTGACTTGTTCCTTTACCTGCATATGTTCCAATACTACCCTGTCTTTGTCTATTTACTCCTGAGATTCTTTCCCATTCTTGTATGATAGATTCTAGTAATACAACATACTGTTCTATAGTTTTGATAGACATGTCCATTACAGCTTGATGTTGAGGATTCAGCTGCATACCTTCTTTGTTATAGTCTACCCATGCAATACCAGTTGCATCAACATAGTACATAAACTTATCCATGTCCCACTTTTTAGGAATCATGTTGATGTCAAACTGTGCAATAATATCTTTTGATTTTGCAATAGCAATTTCTAATCTGTACTTGTAGATATTGTAATTTATTTGGTAAGGAATACCTAATCCTACAAGTGATATATTCTCTGAGTTTATTTCAGAATACTTTCTACCATTGATTGGTAGCTTACCGTTTGATGGGTTGTCAAGTGTAAATCTTTGATTTTCTACTGGACGAACATCTACGTACATATCATCAGCAATCTTTGTACCTTGCCACACTTCTGTTACCCATTCATATGAAATCTTAGCACCTGCCTCTTTTAGTTCATCTGTAAGTTTTGTTTTTCCTTCTACTACCTGCTCTTCCATTTCTCCTGTAATAGGATTTGGGTATGTTAAGAATCCAACCTGTTTCATTGACTTCCAGTAAACAGTATTTACCTCAATAAGTCTGCTTCTGTACATTTCTACATTATGCATAGAATAACCTTGACTTAAGTGTGCATCATTAGAAAACTCTTCAGGTCTCTCTAATCTGTCTATCTGAGCATCTGTAAGTTCTTCTCTAAACATATCTACGATTGTAGATGCATGTGCATATTTACGAATCAATGCCCAGTCTCCATCTTCCACAAACTCACAGTCAGGATCTTTATCATAGTCAATATCTACAGGATTTAGTACCTCGTAAAATGGTTCATTATGTCTTACCCCTCTATGTGTGTAGCACTCACCTGATACTAAGAAATGAAACCAAGCTTTCTGAAACTTATCATACATCTCTTGTTCTTGCATAATATAGTTTACAGCCTGCTGACCCATGATTGCTCTAGCATCTACATAACTCTTTTCAAATAATTCTGCTACTTGCTTTGGCATCTGTACCTCTTCTGTGGGCATACCAGTTTGCATTCCCATCTGATTAAGACGGTTGATAAATTTTTGTTGCATAACCTGCATTAGAGTAGCTTTCTTAGCCTCCTCTTTAATAGACACGGTATCCGCATTTTTAACTACAACACTGTAATTAAGAGGTCGTTTAGATTTTTCTCCTAATAAAAGATCTATGATGGGTTTGATAATAGGATAATTACGTATTTTGGAAGGAAAGTTACTACGGCTTTTACCGTAAGGTTTTGTTACGTATTTATAATCTTCTTCCTCTACGTGACCATTATAATAGTCATACAGTTGCTGTAGTTTACTCTTGCGGTTACCATATCCATTTGTATTTGATAAGCCTATAAAAGCTTCTACGCATTCTTTTCCCCACTTGTCATTCTTTTTAGAATCTGCAAGTTTTTGTTTGGGTATACTATGATTTGCTGCGTACATATATTAAAACATTTGTCTATTGAAGAAATCATCCGTAGATCTATCTTCATATATATTCTTTACTTCAGCATTGTACAACTCTCTGGAATGGTACATTGCTATCATAAGAGACATAACTCGGTCAAAGTTACCTTTATGATTAAATTTAATTAATTCTTGCAACAGTGCTGGGTCATAGATCTTATGCAAATTTAACGATTCTTTGCCTTCACTTTCAACCCCTCGTGCTGAATTTAGCCAGTCTCTTATATATATCTCACCTTGCTGCTTTCTAGCTTGGGTCATATGCATGCCATAACTACGTCTTACACGTCTAGATTGTAACTCTTTTTTATCTAGCATTTCAAACTCTGGCTGCAATCTGTGTAACTTTCTATGTCGTTTTGCGTATGCTATAACTTCACCACGATCATTCTCAAATCCTATCCTGGCATTGTAATAATCAGCCAACATAAATAAGTTACGATTAAATTCATCTTGAGTTTCAGGTCTACCTACATAACTAGCTACAAGTATATCATCTGGTTGTGATAGATTATTTACTCTCTTAAGTACATATGCAGATCCAAGTGATGTAGAATCTGCTGACCTGTTTTGTCCATAAGGGTCATGCCCAATAATATATAAATTATGAGGCACTACTCCTTTCTTATCTTTATATGGAGCTTCCCACATAGTTACACAACCTGCGTTGTTATCAGTCTTGTTATGTGGGAACTTAAATATAGGTTTTAGTGTGTAGTCCGGTGTAAATTTTATAGTCTCCCCCTTACCATAATGCAGTCTTCCTGGTATTGCCTTGGAAGTCAGGTTGTTAACTTTTACTGTATTATACTGAGCTTGCAGTGATGATACATCAAACAGATTTGCTGTAATCTGTAGAGTTGCCTCACCTGGATTCATAGGATGTTCAGCTATATATTGATCAAATGTTTTTGTATCAGCTGCTAATTTTTTCTTCTCCCTTTGATCCATTTCGTATGCTTTTGCAGACTGTATATCAGAGTTACCATCCTTATCTATAAATCCTTCTAAGTTCTGATATATAGGTACAAAGTAACCACATGTACTACCCTGTGCACCATCATCCCATATATTCTCAAACGCTAAACAATCGTATGCATCTGGACTATAGAATAATTCTTCCAATGCATGAAAGTCAGAACCTTCAGCACCACCTGTACCAAATGCTATCATTGTACCCAAGGTCTTGCTACCTTGACGCATTGTTGGCATAGCTACCTCCCAAGCTTTCAAAAGGCCAGGGAATGACCCAGCTTCCTCAAAGAAAACTAGATCACCCGCCTTACCACGAACCTTGTCGGGATCGTCTTTCAATGATACGCCTATTATCTGAGCCTTCATACCAAGCTCAACTAGTGCACCGTTTATATTCTTTTTATAGCCTGACTGTTTGTGCATCTCACGGTCTCTAAGACGTGGTTGTGTCCATGCTGTATTATCATCTACAAATGATATGATGTCCCAGGCCTTTGATAACAGGCCATCACCGATCAGATATTCTTTCTGACTAGCAAATACATAACCTCTACTACCTCTTTGAAAATAATAGTTTCTTACTAACATAGCTGCAGCCTTGTATGAGAATCCTTTACGTCTAGCTTTTAGTACTGCTAAATGTTTATCTTCTTTTCTTGCTTGATCTACTGCATGAAAGTATTCGTAATCTCCATCATAGAAAGATGGGAAGCTGTTCTCACGCCTGTTTAACATGCTGCCATCAGGTTGTATTTCTTCTACTGCTCTTTCCATACGACAGTAGTTTAAATAAAAATAGTGAAAGCCAGTAATGCTTACACTATCAACCTCATATCCGTACAGACATCTTTGTTTTTCTAAATCCCAATAATCATAGTATGACTTAGTTCCAGGCAAAGCGTTTGTATAGTAGCCATATTCTAGAAAGTGGCTAGCTGCTGGACTAAATAGATGTGTATCTATAAATCTTTTATTTTTACTAACTCCTGACATTTTTCATACTCTTCTAGTTCTGTAAAATGCTCAATGAGTAAATCTAGAGTACCAATATCTCTTCCATCATTTACTAATGGATCAAATGGTAAATAAAATTCTGTAACTTCCCCAGATTCCAAATCGCTGTAGACATCATCTACTGTTATCTTTTTTGTAACAAATAGATAAGCATTTTGCATTGCAGTATGATAGTCCTCTATGTCTTTTAGAAAATCCATACTTCAAATCTACGAACTATATTTGTTAACTACAACCCCACCTCTGTTAGGATTGTTAGCTTGTTCTTCTTTCTTTACTTGTTCTTCTAGTTTTGATAAGCCATCTACTACATCCCCCATCTTGGATAAGTTGGCTACTAGATCTTTTGCGTGAAATATTGGTCTACCATTATCATCCATCATTGTTAAATCTACGGTATCAAAATATTTCTGTAATTTAAGCACAGAGTTTCTAGCAGACTTCAGTAGCCTAACTGCTGAGGTCTCGTTTAACTCTCTGTACTTATCGCAAGCGGCTTTTACTTTTTCATCTTCTTCCCACTTGCTATCCAAACCAAATACATTTAGTTTGACTTCAGATCCCCTTTCTTCTTCTCCATATACTGCAAAAGGAGATCGGTGATCACATTTAAAATAGACATAGGCTAGCTCTTGAGTTGCTTTTTTCTTATTTGCAGTCTTATCTCTATCTACTATAGCTTTGAATGCTTCTACTGTAAGAGTATATGCATTAGGTATAGCTACGTTATTGTCTATCGTTATTAGATCCATTTTTTAATGCAGTTATATAATCTCGTCGTTTCTTGTTTGAAGAAAACTTTCCAAAGTATGGTATTCTTATAGATTCAAACTTGCCCTCTTCCATAATCTTAGCCACAAATTTAAACTGGTGCATAACTATATTCTCTATTGTACTAAGAGGTAAATTATACTTTGTCGCTAGTCTCTGTATTATCTCCTTCTTTGTTTTCTTCATTGCGTTTAATCTTGCCTTCAAGGGATGTACCACCCTCTCCAACTATCTGTTGTTTCCAAACACCTATAGGACATTTAGTTGTTTTCCATCTAGCTTTATATTCAACCAAACAGCCACACTTACCACACCTATTTAAGTTTTCTAGAAAATGCTCACAATTAAAACAATCGTCTAATCTTTCTTGATAATCTTCTTCACTTACATTAGGCATTCCCTTCTGCACAAAAGTAACGAGCTCCTTGCTGAAGTTCTTCATCATCTGTAATGCAGTAGGTAGTTTGTTGTCTTCCATCGTTTACTGTTATTTCTAAGCATATACCATGTGGATCTTGAACTATGTCAAAATCTACATTATACTCATTCGTCCATAGGGTTATTATTGGTTTTATCTCCTCCGTTTTTGATAAGTATCTCAACATATGTAGTATCTGCATTTAATAGTGGATGTAAGGTATAATTATTATTTTTAACTATCAAGGCTTTTTTATCTTTCAATCTTTTTATATAGTTATTTAAAGTATTGTAATCAGATATACCCATATTTCTAGCAGCTGCTCTTTTGTTTTTTACATCTGCTATATTACCTGTTCTAGTTACGGCTTCTGCATCTATAAGATTAGATATAACTTGTATCTCTTTTTTAGTTAGATCAAATATACCATTCCAAATGCTTATCTGTTTTGTAGTTGTATCTGCGTTAATCGTTATTTTCATTGTCTACAGTTACTATAATTATATATTCGTATTCTCCTATAAGTACCTCTATATCCCATGTAGAGTTTATGTTGTTTTCTGACCACATAGTAAGTTTATCTTCAAACTCTCTGTATAATTCAAAGAGCTCATCAAATTCGTGAGTTAAAAATTTAGTTCTTATCAAACTTCCCTAATATATTATGCTCATTAATTAATACACAAGGCTTATCATTAATACTCATACGCATAGCTTCTGATAAAGGATTCACAAGAACTGTGTCTCCTACCTCTGCCATGATGCATTGAGGACCTGCAGCTAATACTTCTAGTACATTAGTTGCCATCTTCTTTGCAGTTGAGTCATCTAAGATTAACCCTGATTCTGTTTCTGTTGTAGTAGGGTCTGGTAGAACTAACCAGTTACCGTACGGTCTAAATTCTGTTTTCTTTGCCATCATTTTAAATTTAATAATGCAAAGTTATAACAAAATAATTTATAGTTCCAAGAAAAAATTAATAAAGTTTTGGTAAAGTCTTATATCCACCCTGCATAGCTCTGCTTGTTTTACGCTTTCTACCAGATGCAGTGGTTGACCAGTTTACTCTTCCTGGTCCTGTTTTCTTAGCTGCTTCTCTTTTAGATATACTACCTGCTACTTTTGATGGTCTACATGCCGGGTATCCACGACGTTTATCTTTCTTACCAGATCTACCACAAGGTTTACCTGTCTTTACGTCTACCCATTTCTCACCAAACCATTTACCTAATCCGCCTTTTGCCATGATTAGTCTAATTTAGCAGGTCCTTTCTCCATAGTAAATCCACCTTTCATAGATTTCTTTACTCTATTGTCAGCTCCTCGCCATGTGCCACCTTTTGATTTGTACCATTTAGATGCCCACGCATTAGCATATGCAGATGGATACACCTTAAACTTCTTTCTGGCCGCAGCTTTTGCTCGTGACCACAAGCTAGGATTATTTGGTTTTGATTTTCCCATAATTATAATTATATGTGCAGTCTAGATATAGGTTCCCCCTAGGAGTTTTGTAATTATGGTTAGAATTTCAAACCTAGCAGTGCTTTCTTCTTTGAGAAGACCAAGGGATAATTATCACGGTGTTAATTCACCACACTTACCTAATATGTATTCTATCCCAACTAGGTTCTATATCTTTCCTTTTCGAGGCTATGGGAGAAAATTTCCTACTGATGATTCGCTGTCACAGCGTTTTTTCTAGCGTATTTGCCTAGGGCCATATTACTATTATGTTACTAGGTATAAATCCCACGTCTGACCCCCTACTGCCCTTTCGGTCCTCAGGGGTGATATTCCTATTAAGGAATGCCTCTGCTTGTGCAAATATACACAAATTATTCTTATCTTCCTTGACCTTTGTACTTTTTGCGGTAGTTCTTAGAACTTGTAAGCTTACTTGTTTTGCTTTTTGCATGTATCCCTGGTCTTTTTTTCTTCGGTGTGTCTACTCTTGTAAATGTATTTCTTGTCGCCATCTATTAATTTTCGTTTACAGTTTCTCAATATTTCTTTGAAGGTCATGTGCAAATATATATAAAAAATAAAATAAAAAAAATTTTTGGAAAATTTTTGAGTGCGCAGACCTCCCCATAATGTAGCCCCTGTGGGTCTTGGTGCATGGGGTACACCCCATTTTGCCCAAGTACACACAAATTTTATTAACTTAATTTATTAAATCGTTATGGCAACATTAACAGAAACAGCAGAAATGGTAGCTTACAAAAAAGCTATGCAAATGCAAGAACTAAATCCAAACGCTTCAGTAATTGCTGGAGGTTCTAGTGAATCAAAACTAGACGAGGGAACATACAATGCTACTTTGGTAGGTGGAGTACGACCTTTTAAAACTATCTGTGTTAAAACAGACAAAGGAGAATTTATTCTAAACTTAGGTAAATTCAATGTAAACTTTGGAGATAAAACTTTAATACAAGAGGGAACATTGAATCTTGAAGAATGGGAAAACGATATTCTACAAGGTATCAGTTTAACCAATCAACAAGTAGAAGTTGAAGCAAAAGTGATTAACGGAAAAATGCGTAACATCATTTCTAGGGCTTAATAAAAGGGGGACTTATGTCCCCCCTTTTTTCTTTTTTTTATTTCAGGATCAGGGATTATGTCAATTTGTGTGTACGTGTTGTAGGCCTCACACCCTACATTTCACACTACTTTGATATTGTAATCAATTATTATCATTAAATTATATAACATTATGGAAAATTTATCCAACAAAAAGGCAAAGGACTACTTAGGTGATGATGATCACAACCTTATGATGAATGCCTTACAAATGCTCATAGTTACTTATGAGGGTAAGCTAAGAGACAATGACATAAATGAAACTTATGCTGCCTTTCTTAACGATAGTATAGAAAGAGCTCTTAATATTCTACGAATAGGAGAAGATAAAGAGACACAGTTCTACAAAAATGTACTACAGTATTTAGATGCTGATGAGAGATTATCTTCTGGTGCTAGGTATGAAAGATTAGATCTTTTTGATTTTAAAAAACGTATAGAAGATGATGAAAGATAAAAAGTATGCGTCTGACTTTCACAGGTCAATAGAGTACAAAGAGATTATAGGTAAATGGTTAGGAGAAACAAGAGAGTGGGAGAGTTATTACTCTTCCTCTTTTTACTCTCCTTTTGGAGATCTATTAGTCAGAATGGACAAACAACATTTGATAGAGACAATCTATCATTGTGTAAATACAATTAAAGTATTAGAAAAAAAGTTACAGGAAAAAGATGGACAAAGAAAAACAAAGACTTGAAGAGTTACACAAGTTACAATTAGAGCACAAAGAAACTATTGATAAACTTAATAGTTTGTGTGAAGAGTTAACCGGAATTAAAAGTGTTAAACAATTTGTAGATATGTACTCAGACATTGTGACTGAAAAGTACACTCTTTTGAAAGCACAACAAGTTGGTACTACTGTTGCTGGTCTAAGAAGACTTGCATACGAGAGGTAGTCCTTAATAAAAAGTGGAGCTCACTTTTAGATTATTCAGGAGTAATCGAATTAGTATTAACCAATAATTCCAGAAACAAACTGGTCCTGCTCTGTGTGTATAACTAAGCGCTTAGATTATGCATCTTTGAAAAGTATTATATGAACACATTAAGTAAGATAATAACTTATGCCATGGCTGCGATGTTCCTCGAGAGGGGGTAGACATTAGGAGGGCCAGTTGTTGATCAGGCAAGAGAGGAACGCTCTGGATAGCATAAGTTAATTATCTAACAAAATTTACAGCAAAGAGACAGCTGAAATGTCTCATCATTTTTATTCACTTAATTCATTTATTATCATGAAACAATTCATTAGAGTAGTTATCAAGTATGGCTTATACAATGCCATATTTAAAAATGCTTATTACACAGATAAGCTTGATTGGTTAGATTACGTTAAATCCGTACAAAAAAGAGACCAATGAGATTATATGTTATAAGATACGAGTGTGACATGTACGGAGATCATGCATGCGACGAAAACGCTTTATGTGATGTAAAAGACATTACATTTACAGACAAAATAGATGCGCTTCACTTTATGTCGGAGTGTACATCTGCAATTAAGAACATCTTTGTGGTTGAGTCAGTGAACGATGACTCCGTTCCGTTCAATGAAGAGCTACAAGGGCAAATAGAAAACGATTATGTTGATGGACTATGAAGTTATAGATAAACAGGACTTACGCATAGGAGATACTATCCTTACATCCATGACTCGGACAAATGAAGGAAAGATTATGATAGAGGTTGGAGAGAGAGTTATAAATAATACTAGAGCTATTGTAGTTATGAATCAATCTGATTCTAAATACACTCCTGGTATTAGATGTGCTAAGTTTCCTGCTGAACCCTATGATATACTTGTTGGTCTTGGTATTGATGTAGAACAACTTAACTGGGAACTTAATGATGACCTTGAGGATTATGTAGAACTTAATTATTTAAATCCTACATACAAAGGTGTTAGATTAAGAGTACAAGTTACAGAAACTACTACACCAACTAGACTAGAACATGTACTGCATCCTGAGAAGTATGCAAAACGTAAAGGTAGAAATGGAGACTTTGTTAAAAGTAAAGGAGATTATGTATTTAGTAATACAGAATGTGTCTTAACTAACAATAAACCAGAACATACTTTTGTCAAATCAGATTTTACTGCATTTGTAGAAGAATATGGGACAGAATTAAAAGAAGATTCAGTCTTAAATAAACTTCGTAATGCTCCTAGACACATGTCATGGGAAGATCTGAAAAAATTATTAGAAGAATAAGTTTGGAGGTATAGATTTTTATTGTATATTTGTTATCAAATTGTAATAAGAAATTTTATAACCTCATTTCAAGAAACCAAATTTATGGCCTTATACATAGCTATTATACTAATTATTGTTATAGTTATTAAGGCCATAATATTCGACTAGTAATTAAAATTAATTAATTTGAAGGTAGGGGAGCAATCCTCTACCTTTTTTATGCTTTAAAACTCCAAAAACAAGATGGCAAATAATAACGGACACCACCAGAACATACTGAGAACCAGACATATATACGATGAAGCTGGTGAATATGTTACAACAGAAAAATGGTTAGAAATACCAAAAATTATTAACTCTGATATTTCCTTTCAACTGATGTTTGGGATGACTTTTCCTTACGAAAAATCTAACGAACGTGTAATTATGGAAGAACAAAATGTCAACATTAAAGATTATTACAATGGGTAAAATGAAAGAAGTATATATGGCTATACAACAAGGCTATATGGAAGATTTACGACGTGCATATTTCATAGCTGAGAAGAATAATGAAGAAACTGTATCGTTTCAAGGTAAAAATATTAGCCTTACATATGCAAAATATTTATTAGAATTTGATGAAACATTTCACGATTCTTTAAGAAAAATTATGCCAAATGATAAAGCTGATAACAAATAGTACTGCTCTAGGAGACGACTTTAATAGTGATTTATATGAACTAGCTACTATCAATCAAGCTGTAGCTTATTGCGGAAGACAGGAAGTCCTCGGTGTTGACACTGAGACTGAAGGCTTTGACTTTACCTGTAAGAAAATGATTATGTTTCAGATAGGTGATGAGAACAACCAGTATGTAATTGATACTAGACATATCAGTATAGAACCTCTTAGACAAATACTAGAAAGTAAAAAGATTATTAAAATATTTCACAATGCTAAGTTTGACTATAAATTTATTAAGAAATGGGCAAACATAGAGTGTGATAACGTATATGATACGTTTTTGGTGGAACGTGTGTTATCTTGTGGTCGTCACATAGGCTATGGATTGAAAGACCTTTGTAAGAGATACTTAAATGTAGAACTTAACAAAGAAACCAGAAATCAGTTTATAGGTCTACAAGGTCAGGCCTATCGTGATGATCAAATACAATACGGTGCTAAAGATGTAGAGTATTTATGTAAACTACGTAATCTACAACTACCTAAGATAGATGAATTTAAACTAAACAAGGTAGTAGAACTTGAAAATCGAGCGGTGTTAGCATTCTCTGATATTGAATACAATGGTATTGATATTGATAGAGAGGCTTGGGAGGTCATCGCACGAGCTAGCGAACAAGAAGCCTTGACTATGAGGGATAAACTAGACGAATTTGTAGTTAATAATCATCAACTGTCTGAATTTGTCCCATCTCATATTCAAGGTGACTTGTTTACTCCTAAAGAAGATTTACGTAAAGTGGGGATTAAGTGGACCAGCCCTACACAAGTACTTAAAGTATTTAAAAAATTGGTCCCTGATCTAGAAGACGTTAACGGTAAGAAGATGTATAAATACAGACACAAGTATGAAATCATTGATTTGTATGTTAAGTACAAAGAAAAGATGAAGCTTGCTACTTCTTATGGTAAAGACTTCTTTAAATTTGTTTCAAGCGATGGTAAAATACATACACAATTCAATCAAATACTTGACACTGGACGCGTCGCATCCAAGAAGCCAAACATGCAACAGATACCTGCGGATAATAAGTTCCGTAATTGTTTTCTTGCTCCTGGAGGTTGGTGCTTTGTATCTAGTGATTATTCTTCTCAAGAGCTAAATGTAATAGCATTTGGTTCTAAAGATCCTGTATGGATAAATGCTCTTGAACAAGGACAGGACTTGCACAGTGTATGTGCAGATCTTGTTTATGGCCAAGAGTGGATAGATACAGCTGAAGAGAATTGTAGTTATATGAAGAATAAGAGTAAATGTAAATGTCCTAAACACGGTAAGTTAAGAACAAATGTTAAGACAATTAACTTTGGTCTTGCTTACGGTATGGGCCCACATAAACTTGCAGATACTCTTAACATTACTATTAAAGAAGCAGAGATACTTATTCAAAAATATTTTGCAGCATTCCCAGCTATCGGTGGATTCCTTGATAAGCTTGGTTCGTTTGGTAAAAAGTTTGGATATATAAAAACCTTTCCCCCTTTCAATAGAAGACGCTGGTTTCCTACATGGTATCCCCGCATATACAAAGACAAGAGTCAAGCCTTTGAGCTTGGTAGTATAGAACGTGCTAGTAAAAATACACCTATACAAGGCGCATCAGCTGACATGACTAAACTTGCTCTTATATATATTCGTCAAGCTATCAAGAAGAATAACTATCCTGTGAAGATTGTAATGACAGTTCATGATCAGATTGATACTATTTGTAAGATAGAATTTGCAGAACAATGGGTAGATATTATGACTAGACACATGGAGGATGCGGCATTAAAAGTAGTAACTAACGGTTTGTTAAAAGCAGACACAAATATTAGTAAATCATGGGAAAAGTAAAATTATATAAACTAGATGCAAACGTTGCAAGAATACTTGCTACAGTATCTAGGCTAACTGAAGTTCCTATTAGTAAAATTAGAGGTAAAACAAGACAAGGCGAGGTAGTTGCAGCAAGACGTATATGCATGGTTCTTATCAATGATAAGTTGCATTATAGTACGACTGTAAATGCTGGCGTGTTTCATAGAGATCACTCTACTGTGTTACATGCATTCAAGGTACACGCTGATCTTATGGATGTAGATAAACCATATGCAGAATTTTTTGGTATATGTGAAGTAGCTGTAGGTATTAAAGGCATGTCTGATTGTAATGATAAAGATGACATGATTGCAAAGTTTGCAGCTCGTGTAGAATATCTCGAACATGAAAATAAGGAACTAAAAGAACAAATTATTAACGTAAAAGAATTACTAACATGAATTTATATGAGTTTGAAATACAAGATTATAGTCTTCAAGCTGAGTATGACTATTCAGAAGCAGATGATACTACAGGGTATGTAGGTGGAGTGATCGTTCATCGTGTATTTATACATGCTATGGAAAAGGACTCTTCAAGCTATAGAACTGTAGATATACTACCTTTCTTAGAAAAGACTGGTATAGCTTGCTCTGAACATATTAGTGAAGAAATAGAAGAAAACATATATGGTAAATGATAAATCAGTATCCTCCTATCAAAAGTTATTTGACGAGGGTACAATTAGTAAAAGACAGGCACAAGTTTTAAAAGTATTACATGTAGATCTTGGGCAGGCCACTAACAGAATGATTGCTAAAAAACTAGATTGGGATATTAACAGAGTTACAGGACGTGTATCAGAGCTTCGTGAGAAGGGATTGGTAGAACATGCTGGTGATTTTTATGATACTCAAACAGAAAGGACGGTAAACTTATGGAAGTGCAAATAATGTCTAAGCTAATTAAAATAAAAGATGAAGAACAAAAGAGAGCTCTTAATAATTGGGCTAAACATAAGTTTAGTGGCAGCATTATTGCTGGTACCGGTTTTGGTAAGTCTAGATGTGGAGTTATTGCCGTTGGTAAAACTTTGGATAGTACTGAGTCTGGCAAGGGTCTTGTGCTAGTGCCTACACATCAGCTTCAAGAACAATTTAAACAAGAGTTTATAAAATGGAACTATGAACACGTTTTAGATCGTGTTGATATAGTATGTTATCAGTCTGCATATAAGTTAGAGAGTAATCATTACACCGTGGTGGTTTGTGATGAAATACATCTAGGCTTGTCTCCTGAGTATCGTAAGTTTTTTGAGAACAATACTTGGGATAGATTATTATGTATGACTGCAACACCGCCAGAAGATATAGAATACAAAGAGGTATTGTATGAAATGTCTCCTGTGGTGTATAGAATCTCACTTGACAAATGTGTTGAGTTGGGATTAGTGTCTCCCTATGTAGTACATTGCGTACCTATCAAACTAACAGATTCAGAACAAAAAGATTATAAGAAAGCAAACAATACTTTTGTTTACTCTAAATATATTCTTGGACAATTTGATGCGTTTGATCAGGCAAAGTACATTATGGGGCCAGGCAAGAATACAGCTACAAACGAACAAAAAGCAGCAGCCGCACAGTTTTACAGAGCTATTAGACAACGTAAAGCTGTAGTAGACCATGCCGATGGTAAGATTGCTGCATTGCAAAAGATTGTTATCAAGAACATAGGTGAAAAAATACTTGTGTTTGGTGGTGACAATGAGTTTACAAATAAACTTGCAGATGCTACAGAACCTTTTTCTACTATATACCATAGCGGTATACGTAAGAAAGCAAAAGAACAAGCGCTAGCAGATTTTAGATCAGGTGATAAACCTGTGCTATGCTCTACTAAGGCTTTGAATCAAGGGTTTGATGTAGCAGATGCAACAATGGCTGTAATATGTGGATTAACCAGCAAAGGGCTAACTATGATACAGAGAGTGGGTAGGATTATCAGGTACCAAGAAGGTAAGATTGGTAAGATATATGTACTATATGTAAAAGATAGTCAGGAAGAGAAGTGGTTAAAAAGTAGTGTTAAATCCTTAAATAATGTAAAATGGTTATAGAAGTTACACAAGGTAAATTACCTAAAGAGATGTTAGAAATAGCAGTGCTGCTAGTTCATGAAAAATACGAAACAAGATGTTTAACTGAGTTGCCAGATCTTGTGGCTAAAGAGTTTAATTGTGATTGTACTTTGGATGATATTATGAATTTGTATGCAGTTGTAATTGAAGAAGAAGATAGAAGATTGCAAGCAAAAAATCTTGGAATTGAATATTAATTTTCGTAAATTTATATGCTATGGACCTGAATATCAGACTAATATCAGAAAATAATTTATCTCCTGATGAGTATGTATACTTGTATATTGTGTATAAGAATGCACAAAATCTCTTAGACAAAGTAAAACTTAAATATGATCCAGCAGACTTGCAACTACGCGGATGGGTAAATGAAAATACAGTTACTGAAAAGTTTCTTGATTTGTTTGTATCCGATGTAGATGCAATGTTTGCAGAACTAATAAGTATTTACCCTAATAGAGTTACAACGTCATCAGGTAATGTGCGTGTACTCTGTGCAAAAAATCCAGACGCTGCTAGCAACAAAAAAGCAAAGAAAAGATACTCAAAACTTGTGGCAAACAAACCACATGTACATAAGTATATTATCAAATGCTTAAACAATCAGCTAAAGGTTCAAGACATAGCGTATATGCAGAACATAGAAACTTGGTTAAATAATTATACTTGGGAAAAGTATGAAAATGTAGAAGATGGAGAAAAAAGAGAACGTATCAGCAGAAAGCTATGACGTATTCTCTACCCGTGGGTTCCAGAAGATAGACAAAGCTGTAAAGCAATCAATCGCAATAGTCAAAGAAGCTAAACTTGGTAAACGTGATGTATTACCAACTCTATGGCCTAGACTCAATCGCAATCTTCTTGGTGGTCTACAACGTGGTAAGATGTATGTTATAGCAGGGCGCCCCGGTGTGGGTAAGTCCGCATTTAGTAATCAGTTAATCTTTGATGTACTAGACAACAATAAGGATAAAAATATTGTTGTTCTTTATTGGACATTTGAGATGCCTGGTTATCAGCAAGTGATGAGGTCCGCATCAAAAGATGTAAAGAAAGAGATGGCAGATTTACTGTCAATAAACAAAAGACTTTCAGACATGGACTTTCAAAGCTACGCAAAGAAAGTTATGAAGTATGGGAACTATCCTATATACTTTAATAATGTGCCGAGGACAATGGAATATATAATGAACGCAAACGAAGAGATACAACTAAGTAAACCTACAACTACAATAATAAACATATTTGATCATTCAAGACTAATACGAGGAAGCGAAGATACAGAACTAAAGAAACTAAATACTATATCAAAAGGATGTATGTGGATGCAGTCTACTATGGGCGCAGTCAACATACTATTATCACAACTCAATCGTAACATTGAGCAAGAACATCGTGCAAAGAATCAATACCAACCTATGCTGTCAGATCTATTTGGTGGTGACAGTATTGGTCAAGATGCACATGTTGTTATGATGTTACAACGCCCGCATGATCTATACGGTATAACGGCAGAGTATTGTGGTGAAAATCCTAAAGGCTTGCTAGCATGTCATGTAGAGAAGAACCGTGATGGGTTACTTGGTATGATAGGCTATGAAGCAGAACTAAATACATTCACTATTAAAGAACGTACATAATGGAATTACCAAAAACTGTGGTTAAGGCGAGCCGTAAATCGCCTAAGAACATGATAATCTATGGTCCACCTAAGATAGGTAAGACTACAGTATTATCGCAGTTGAAAGACTGTTTGATTATTGACCTTGAAGAAGGTTCAGACATGGTTGATGCTTTGAAGATCAAAGTTAGTAACTTGAAAGAACTTGCTGAGGTTGGTAAAGCTATTGTAAAAGATGGCAAACCATATAAGTATGTTGCTATTGACACTATCTCAAAACTTGAGGAATGGTGTGAAGCAGAAGCTAAACAAATTTATATGAAAACACCTATGGGTAAAAACTTTGAACAAAAGAACCCTGGTGCATCAGTCCTATCATTGCCAAATGGTGCTGGCTATTTATATTTACGTATAGCCTACAAGAAATGGATAGATAGATTGAATACACTAGCAGATCATGTTATCTTAGTTGGTCACCTAAAGGACAAAATGCTTGAGAAGAAAGGCAAAGAGGTTGCTGTAAAGGACCTTGATTTGACTGGTAAGATCAAGCAGATAACATGTGCTAACGCTGACGCTGTTGGCTACATCTACAGAGAGGATGATGAGACTATGGTTTCTTTCAACTCTATGGATGATGTAACTGCTGGCTCACGTTGTCACCACTTAAAAGGTAAGACCATGCCTTTAAAATGGTCAGAAATATTTATTGATTAACCGCTTAAATTAAAAAATCATGATTGAAGCAAGAACGCCTGGCGAGGAGACGCAAAAAAACGAAACACCAAACACTATTACAGTATCTATGATCTTGGAAGATCTAGACAATGGTATTGATCGTAACGGTATCAAAGACAAGTATGGCTTACAAGCTTGGGAAGTAAAACAAATGTTTGAACACCCAACATTGAAAGGCAAAAAAGCTAAGAAGGTAAGAAAACTTTCTTTCAACTTTGTAGATGATACAGCTGTAGATCCTAACCAGACTAGTATCCCTGTAGAAACTGCACCAGATGTAGATGTACACACAGAAGCATCTATGACTGTAGAAGCTACACCAGAACTACAAGAAGAAGATCCTTTTATAGGTGAGTTTGGTGAAGAAGATGAATTTTAATTATTAAACTAGTTTATTATGGCAATTAAAAGCAATGACAGCAATGTCGAAGTATCAGGTGGTGGTATAAAATTATACTCTGGCCTGGCAAATTTTAAAGTGATTGCAGTTAATCCTACTATGGATCAATTGCATGAATTGGGTATCATGGTAAAAAGTGAGCCTAACTATTACGCAGACTTAAATGGTACTGAATATTTTAAATTAACCTTTTGGGTTAAGAATGATGATCTAACTACTAGATTTGATATTCTTATGAACCCAACTGAGCGTGTATCTCAGTCTGGAAAGAATCAATGGATTAATGCTATTGGTCAAACATGTTACTCTGATGGAGAACCAACATACGAATGGTTTAAGAAAGAAGGGTTACGCAAGGCGCGCATTGGTGAGGATACTTTGGTAGACTTTACTAAAGCGTGGGCTAATGTTGCTAATGGCGACGAAGCTTACTTTGAAACTATAGAAAAGATTGCAAAAGGTGATGTAACTGAAGTTCGTGCTTTGGTTGGATTACTTTCTAACAATGAAATAAGACTATTAGTTGGTGTAAAAGATGGTAAGTATCAATCTGTATACACTAAGTTCTTTGGTAGAGTTAAGCCTCAGAGAGACGACTTGTTTGTTAAGAAGATTAACGATGAGTATGGAGCTTTCAATGCAGAGTTTGATACTACACTAGCATGGGGAGTATTTAGTCCTCAACTAGCTGTTGTAACACCAGATGCAGAGACTGATACTATCTCAGAAGATGATGACTGGGTATCATAAAATTATAGTAATATGGCCATAAAAAGTGGGGAGTGTAATAGCTCCCCATTTTTTATTACATTTGTAGCCCTATGATTAAGAATAGAAGCAGTGAAGATCATCTGTCCAAAGAAATGGTTCTGAGTAAAATCAGAGAGATAGATATTTTTAGCTATTACTGTTCTTCTTTTAAAGAAATAGGAGTTAAGTTTTGTAGTGAACTTAGAAAGGATGATAGACCCGGCGTTAGTATTGTACTATGGCGCGGCAAACTTCTCTACAAAGATTGGGCCCATCCCGATCATACATTTGACTGCTTTGGATATGTAATGGCTGTATATAATTGTAGTTTTTATTCAGCTCTTAGAATTATTGATAACGATTTTGGTTTGAATCTTTCTTCATACAAAGAAGAGATGGCTTTTACTAAAGGCTATCTTGGATACAAGTCTTCTATGCGTGTAGAAAACAAACGAGTTGTTGTAATACGTAAGAAAACTAGGCCCTGGATGAGAAAAGATGCAGAATTTTGGTCTCAGTACTTGATTAGTAAGAAAACTTTGATTAAGTTTGCAGTTAGCCCTATCTCGCACTACTGGATAAATGAAAGTAGATTTAGTTGTAACCTCAGCTATGCATATAAGATAGGAACTAAATACAAAATCTACTCACCTCGTGATGAGGTAAAGTGGATGAGTAACACTAACTCTAAACAAATTCAAGGATATGATCAATTACCTAAAACAGGGAATCTCTGTATTATTACATCTAGTCTCAAAGACGTTATGTGCCTCTTCGAGATGGGTATCCCCGCTGTCGCCATGCAATCAGAAATGCAGTTGCCAAGCAGGGAAATAATAGAAGAACTCAAACAACGATTTGAAAAGCTAGCAGTATTTTATGATAACGATTTTACTAATCCAAGCAATCCTGGTCAGACCATGGCTGCTAAGATATGTAAAAAATATTATCCAATAAGAAATATTTATTTACCAGAGGATTATGGAGTAAAAGATTTGTCAGATTATATTGCTAAATTTAAGGAAACAGGAGGATTAAAAACATTGATAGACATACAATTATAGTGAAACGAAGAACGCGTAAATCAAAAAACAAAAAGGTACAAAATGCTACCGCTAAGGTTTATAAAGGTATTAAGTTCAGGTCTAAGCTTGAACTTTTTACGTATATGAAACTAGAGGATGCAGGTATAAAATCTCTATACGAAAAGAAAAAGTATATACTACTACAAGGATTTCATTATGAGGCAGAATGTTATGAGCCTGATAAAAGAAAAGGATATGTAGATAATACTAAAAAAGTTAGAGATATAACATACACACCTGACTTTGTTGACCCTAATGGTAAATGGATTATAGAGGTCAAGGGTTACGCTAACGACGTTTTTCCCATCAAATGGAAGATGTTTAAAAATCATTTGATGCAACTGGAAGATCCACCAGTACTATACCTGCCCAAGAATCAGGGCCAGGTACTAAAAACCATAGAATTAATTAAAAACTTAGGGAGCAAATAGCTCCCTTTTTTATTGTAAAATTATGAGTATAAAAACAATTGACAAACAGATCAAAGGATCTGAAGGCCTTGCTAAGAAGATTAACAAGGGCGCAGAAAAAATGGTCTTTGACATTTTGCAATCTACGCAGTACTCTACACCTATCCCATCCACAGTGAGAGAGTTGGCTACCAACGGCGCTGACGCGCAACGTGAGAAAGAGATAGCTATAGAGATACTAACTGGTCAAGCAAAAGCTGAAGATTATTATATTGAACGCCACGGCGAACAATATAGTGATAGTAACTTTGATATAAGTTACTACGATCTAGATCATCTAGACACAGAGAACAATGACGTACTAATTACATACAAAGAGAATGAAGGAACAGGATACTGCGATGTAGTTAGTATACATGATCATGGTGTTGGTATTGGTGCACGTCGTTTGGAAGGTGTGCTTGAGCTTGGTTATTCAACTAAGCGTAACACAGCTGAGAACTTCGGTGCATTTGGCCTTGGTGCCAAGGTTGCATTGTCAACTGGTGTAGATTTCTATACTATAGAGACTGTACACAATGGTAAAAGGTTCAAGATGAATTGCTACAACTACAAGACAGACTTTATTGTACCTGCATTCAACCCAGAGGCTGGTAAGCCTAACCCGCATGTTGTACTTAGCGATGGAACGAAAGTGCACTATGTACCTACTGATGCAAAGAATCAGACTATAGTATCGTTTGGTGTGAAGAAACACAACAGACGTGACTATCGTGATGCAGTTGAAGAGCAGCTGATGTATATGCCTAGCATTAAATTTAAGCGTATTGCAGAAGATGGCTATGAAAGGGAAGAAAACATTCACCCAAAAATTATGCATAACTCTGATAACTTGATTATCTCTGATACATATATGTTTAGTAAACCGCATATTGTATTAACTAAAGATGTAGGCGCACCAACTGGTGTTAACTATGGCTTTGTTGATTTTCGTGAGTTGGAGATGCAGCAGATGTGGGGACCTATTGCTTTCAAATGTCCTGCAAGACAAGTAATCAATGACCCAGATACTGGTGAAGAGATTGTATTGCAAGAGGGTGTAGATGTTACGCCGTCGCGTGAGAAGGTGATATGGAATGAGAACACTAAAGCATACATCAAGTCTGTAATTGAAGCAGCTGCTGATGAGGCTAGTGAGATTGTACAAGAAGAGCTAAAGCAAACAGACTTTGTGTCTTGGTTGATAGCTTGTAAGCAAGTCTTGACTAAAGCTGATAGCGGTAGTGTACTTGGTAGATTGTCTAACATTATTGATCAAGAACAACTCAAGCCTAAGTTTGGCCCAGACCCTAGACTTAAGAATGAGTCTGTAAAAACTTTGTTCCAAGGTATGAAGGTTGAGGTAATAACTAAAAATAGAGACTACCGCAGTGGTGATGATACTATAGAGAGAGTTGCTATTAATGATTATAGCCAATTAAGAGATAACAATATCTTTATAATGGGTGACGAGAATCATAGCAAGTACAAAGATATGTATCTTATACACGAGTGTGATGGTCCTATCATTTGTATCAAGCTTGGCGATTTTAACCACAATTATGTTCTTGACTCTGCTGAGAACAAGAAGAGACATGCTAAGCGTGTAGCTAAACGTGCTAGAGTTCTTGAGCTAATTGAACAGTCTACACATAGTCGTTATTATGATGACATGGAGGTAGACGAAGAGTGGCTAGAAGAATACAAAGACGAGATTGCTAAGGCTAAGGAGGTTGCACAGTTCGAGAACATCACGCCAGCTGAACGTCGTAAGATAGAAGAGCGTATGGTTGCATACACTTTTAGATACAACGAAAAGCATTGGCATGCATCAGGTAGTAACAATCGCTACATCAGAGATAAGATTGAACCAAAGGTAAAAGATCTTATGAAGACTCAGCGTACTACCTACTATGGTACTGCAGCTGATGATGACAAGTTGATGGTAGCTTGTGGTATGATACATCCTTTTGCTCCTACAATGAATGAAGTATATAAAGATATACTGAGATGGCAACTTGGAGATGACGATAGAGTGTTTTTCTTTGATACACCACCTGTTAGATTTAGTAATAGTTCTGCGGTAATACCAAGAACTGAGACTAAAGAAGATGGTACGGTATATCACAATACTAACTTTGATTGGGATACGCCACAGATTATCAGAGTCTCACAGAGCAATGTTAAACACATTAGTATGAACCCTAATGTTAAACACATTGATGAATTCTTTTTACAATTAACACCTAATGGAGGATATACTATGGATGAATACGCAATAAAATGGTACACTGCAGATAAGATGAATAGTATTACAGGTAAGACATATTTATATTGTCTTAAGGATATTAATCCAGACTTGTTTGAAAAGTATGAGGCTGTATACAATGCGGCTGATGTAGATGTAAGAACAAGTCAGTGGATGAAAGATACTGATATATTTCCTATGGTCGAGAAGATTGTAGAAATGCATAACTTCTGCAAAGATAACGATGACGCCGCTGCCATACAGCAGAAAAGTCGTGAGTTATTTGTGTTAGATATACCAGAAGCTGTTGGGCAAGACCAAGAGTTGATGGATAAGTTTGATGAACTTGAAGAGTGGTCTGAAGGCGTGCATACGCTATTGAATTCTATTGAGTATATATCATATAGTCCCAATAGTGATGAGAATTTGGACCAGGATCTTATCAAAGAAATCAAGGTTTACCTGGATGCTAAAGGTAGACTAGATTGGTAAAATAATTATGGGTGTGCAAGAGCGTAAGTCCTGACGAGGCAATATGTACTTAATTGAGAATCAGACGGTTGCGTCGCTCATTCTCAGCCCTAATTATTTGTATAAACAAAATTTTTATATTAACTTTGTAACTAAATTAATTAAATCATGATTACAATTAATGTTATTGAGAACCAAATATCTGGTTCGTACGGCGACACGCCGTTTAGTGTTAACTACTCCGAGGACACTTATAAAAAGATGATGGAGTTATCTGACAGACAGGAGTCTGTTACAACTATGGACGAGTACAATGCACTCATGGAAGAGTTTGCTAAGCTTACAGTCCAAGACTACAAAACAACTGTAGAAACTGAATGCCAATGGATTCATGTCAATGAGGGAACCGGTGAGTTCTTTTTGAAGCACGAAGGTGTAGTATCTAGTATACCTATGCCACAAGCTTTGGTTGACCGTATCTTTGAATCACTTGACAAAGGTGTAGACTTTATGCCTCTTGTTAAGATGTGGATTAGATTCTTACGTAACCCTATCTTAAAGAAGAAGATGGATGCTAATAGAGGAGACAAATTTGCTGAGAAGTTCTTTAACTTTGTAAACTTGCAGTATGTACATCCTAAACTTAAAACAGAGTTGCTAGAGGATCACGGCTTGAGTGAAGAAGTTGCTGAGCGTAGAGCTACTATGTATCAGATGAAGATTACTCAAGAAGGTTTACTTAATGGCTACAAGGTATCTAGTGAGATTATGCATGCGTATGACACAGAAACTGGTGAGATGATAGATCGTTACAAGCGTACATTCAATCCTGATACAGGTGAGATTGAGGAAGGTGGATTGCCTGAGTTTGTAGAAGATAGATTGTTTGAGCCAGCTGTTATGGGTAACAGCGGTGATGCATTTTACTGCGAAGGACCTAACGGATACCCTAATGCAGGACACTTTATCAAAGTTGGTTGTACACACAGATTGCCAGATTGGTCTTATGTGAATACAAACGACAATGCATCTTGTGTTAAGGGTTTACACTTCGGTGGTCTTAAGTACATTGCATACTACAGCGGTGAGATTCACAACATCTTTGTTGATCCTATGCATATTGGTGCAGTGCCTGACGATGAGACTGGTGCAATCAGATGCCTACAGTATTTTGTACATTCTTCACTAGCTGGTGTAAATGGTTCTATATATCATAGTTCTACTTATGCAGCTAAGACTGACGAAGAGTGGGAAGAGATGCGCAAAGAAGCAGTCGAAGCATACACAGAATGCAAAGCTTCTTGCGATAAAGACATTGCAGAGATCAACGCTCTGTAATTTGTTTGATCATGATTCTAATAAGGGGACGAAGGTCCCCTTATTGGTGTCTTAACTTTAAATCCTATTAACATGAGTAAGATAGTACTTATAGATGCAGATAGCCTACTGTATTTTGAAATGGGTAGAGATACCTTAGAAGAGGCAATACAAGGAATAGATCAAAGAATAGAACAAATAATACTAGAGACGGGAGCTGAAAGCTATATAGGATACTTAACACTAGGTAAATGTTTTAGATACGATGTAGCTAAGACTAAGCCTTATAAATATAATAGAAAGGGGGCCATGAAGCCTCCAATATTTTATGCGCTTCGTGCGCATGTACAACAGGTTCATAAGTTTAGAGGCGTGTCTGGTTATGAAGCAGATGATATGGTTGGCATAGCAAAAGATTATTTTACATCTAAAGGCTATGAAGCTGTAATATCTAGTCCTGATAAGGACGTTCTTCAACAAATGCCTGGTAAACATTATAACTATCAAAAAGCAGAATTTTATGAAACAAGTGAGCAACATGCTAAAGACTTTCTTTGGAAGCAGGTCCTTATGGGCGATAGTACTGATGGTATTCCTGGCATACCTGGCCTTGGCCCTAAAACTGCTGATGCTATTATTGATAATATGCCTAATGTTTTAAATCATCACCAAGTTGTTTTAAGTCAGTACATGGCTAAATTTGATACGCCTGAGGCAGTTGAAAAATTTGCAGAAACATTTAAACTTGTATACATACTTAAAAAGGTAAGTGAGTTTGATGGCAGTGAAGAAGCATTTAACATTGAAGCTGATGTCTAAGGGCCTAACGTTAAAACAGATAACAGGACAAAAGTATAGTCTTTCGTATCATTTAATATTACCAATGATGCCTGGACATAAGTTTCAATATATGCCAAAACAAATTGTAAACGTATATTGTAAACATAAGAATGACTTTTGTATTGCTATACTGTACAGGAAAACTAATGATCCTAAGTTTAAAGATATGATTGCTGCATTTCATTTATTTAGAACTTTTCAAGAAGTGCTTGATACAAATGATACAACACTTGTAAAATTTGCTATACCAGGAGTATATGAAGATGACATCTTTCTAATCTTGGATGGTAAATATTCTAAAGTATCTAGCTTATTAAAAAGTCGTATTAGAAAGTTTCATGAGCTAGTTATTGAGTCTCCTCTTTGTAGTATACTATACAAGTATCCTGAGAGAAGACGATACCTAGAAGATAAACTAGGTGTAGAACTAGGAAATGATTCTGAACTGTTTGAAATGTTTAATCTAAAAGAAAATACTTATGAGTAAAGCAATAGAAAATCAAGTAGGGGACTGGCTTCCCTTATTTGATCCTATAATTAAATCTAATTACTTTAAGAATCTAATTACAGTATTGAAAAAGAATAAAGCAGAGCGTAAGATTGTGTATCCTGATACCAAACTTACGTTTCGTGCTTTTAAACTTTGCCAACTGAAAGATACTAGAGTAGTTATACTTGGACAAGATCCATACCACGACGGTAGTGCAACCGGTTTAGCTTTTGCTAATAGTCATAACGGATTCAAAGTTAGTCCTAGCCTTGCTTGGATTAAAAAAGCATTAGAGTATGAATATGATACTCTTTGCTTAGACTTTGACTATGATCTAACTAGCTGGGCAGAACAAGGCGTGTTATTACTTAACACTGCTTTGACTGTAGAGAAAGGCAAGGCCGGATCACATACCGCACTGTGGTTTGAATTTACAAAACAATTATTAACCAGTCTGTCAAAGAACAAGGACAATATTGTCTATGTTCTATGGGGCAAAAAAGCACAAGAGTATGAAAAATTTATACAAGGAAATAACAAGATTGTTAAAGCACCTCATCCCGCAGCTGATTCGTATACTGCTGGTCGTGCAGGTTTCCATACTAGCCATAGTTTTAGTAGAATTAACGAGTTTCTTGATATACCTATTAAATGGAATACATACTGCGGCGAGCCATTGCCTAGACAGCTTAACGAAGCACCTTTTTAAATATGAAACAATTAGCAAGAATAATAAAAAATTGTGGCCACCGCGGTAAGGTAGGTCATGTATATGAAGTAATAGAAACAAACCCTAGAGAAGGATTTAGACTTATAATGCCTGGAGAAACTCAGTATAGTTTTTGGTACCCAAAAGATTGTGTAGAAAAAGTTGAGCCTGGTGCATGCACTGTGCCTACTACTGATTCTGTATCATGGGAAGAAAAGGTAAAAGCTTTAGATGAGATTGCTACCGGTCTGAGTCTAAACAAGTGGAAGGTTCCTCAGAGTGCAGATTTTGCATGGCACTTAGACAAGGTTACTGAATCCATCACTAGTTTGTTGAAAGAGAAGAATGCTGCGTATGGAAACACAGCGCTCAAACCTCTTGGTATCTTTAGTAAGCTTGGGCCCGCAGAGGCTATCAAAGCTAGGATAGATGATAAGTTAGCAAGGATAGCTAACAAGGGATTGAATGATGATACCGAGGATACAGCAAGAGATCTTATAGGATACCTCTTGTTGTTGCTCATGGCTATGGAGCAAGAATCATAGCTAAATTTGTGTGTGGTAATAGGGGGCCTTGTGCCCCTTCATTACCTTTCTGTTCCTCCTACAAGTTCGTAACGTTCTAGTTCTGCTTGTATAGATAAGAACGGTACTTCTTTCATAACTTGATTCTGACCTTTTAACTTTCCTTCCCCAGTAAAGTCACCGGATACTCCTGATACTATCATCTGTGATAGCCCATCAGCTAAATTATTTAATTGTGTAATTACTGCAAGTGGATTCTTAACTGTACGTAATACCTCACGCGGGTTAAAACCTTGTAACCCATCCGCTGCAAGGAATCCAAATCTTTTTGCATATGGATTATCTTCATCATCTTCAAAGTATGCACCAAGTGCAATCCAAAACAAAAGACTAAAAAATAAACTAGTTGTTAATCCTACTACACCTACTTTATCTCTTCCGCTTAGCTGACTAAATCTATAGTCTCCTCTACCTGCAGGACTTCTAAATGATTTCATTCCTAGACCTGCTAGCAAAACTCCTCCCATAACTCTAGCCCTTCCTTCATGCATAGCAGAATGCCATTCCATAACATCTAACTCTACACCATCTACAATTTCAGTTTTTCTATTACCATTTTCATCTGCATATTTAAAATATCCAAGATTGAAATCCTCATGTCTACCTTCCCACTCTCTAAATAGTATGGCAGGTAAATATTTTTTAAACTGTAAGAACCATTGCCCAAGTACATAACTTTCTATTGCAGCTCTTTCCCAAGATCTATACGCACCATGTATAAGTGTACTAGCTTTATACATTCTATTTAACTCTTCCGCTGTAAGATCACTAATAACTTCATCCTGAGCTTTTGTTCTACCTTTTCTTAATCCCCTAACATTTCTAGAACCATCTTCCTTAAACTCTTTGAACGACCCATCATCATTATAACTATCCCATATATTTGATCCGTCAGCCATTTTTATCTTTCTCATTTGAGCAGCTAATAACACACCATGCCCCCACTCCTCGTGTATTGAGTGAAAGAAAAATAGATTAGAATATCTAAACAAACTATTTTTAGTCATGCGCAGTTCTTTTGGATCAGATGCATAATCATAGTTATCAGGTAGATAGTTAAACTTCTGTAATAAGTTATACATTTTGTTATCTCTCTTATCTGCAAGAGGATTTAAAATATCTGCATAATACTTTGTCATTTCACCTACACCAAATAGTAAATCAGATATAGTAAAGTCAATATCATCTGTAGATAAACCTTGTGCTCTTAGTACACGTTTTGATATACTACCTGAAGCTGCATTAACTGCAGTTTGAAATGTAATAAGTAAACCATTAAATGTACCTGCTACAGCTTTTAACCATAATGCTTTTGCTGTTGCAAGATTTTTTAATGCCATAAGACCTTTCCAAAGATTTATTGTTTGTACTTTACCTCCTGGGTATAAGGCAGGTATTGTAATTTGTTTTTTTGTTAACACTGCCTGTCTATATCCTAACTCTTGTAGTAGTGTATTTACAATATGCTTATCTAACATTTCAATTACTGGAGCATATCTAGCTGTTTGACCTACTTCTGCTTTAGCTTCATAAAAACTCTTAAGGCCGTCCGCCATTGCTAGCGCATTATCCATGTATTTCTTTTGATACATATTAACCATAAAGTCAGCATGCATTTTTTCTAAATTAAATGAATGTTGCTGTCCTGCAATAGAGTACTCACTACCCATGTATCTTACTTTCACTGCATTGAATGTAGACTGATCTTCCCCGTATGCGTAATAATTCTCCTCTTCAAAGAATGTAAAGTTTCTACGTGCAAACATCTTTACTTTTTGATATAGAGATTTAAGAGGCTTTAATAAACCTGAATACTCTTCACCGGTTTCAGACATTTCTTTTGGTAATCTTGGTACAAACATTTCAGATAGACTACCATTATCATTTACAACTCCTCTTCTAGAACCATCATCTATCAAGCCAATGCTTCTAGCATAAGAAACTTCTTTACCATATCTATCTGTATATGCAGTGTTAAGCATAACATCAGACCAAGTGCCTCTCCATGTATTGTCTAGATATTCTAATAAGTTATATTGAGCTTGAGTCATCTCACCATTTGCTAACTCTTTCTTTGCTTCCGCCATGGTTTTTCTATAAAACCCGGACATGGATACTGACTCATCTTCTCTAAATTTAAATGCAAAACCATAGACATCTTTGTAATCATAAAATGATACTACATCTCTAGTTATACCTTTCAAAGGATTCTTTCTATAGTATTCATCCTGTACAGCTTTAAATAGTTTGTCTGCCTTTCTTCTTTCTTTTTGTTTATCTTCTAAAAATGCTTTTCTAGATCTTTGAAACAGTGCATTGTATTGCTGTATATGTTTGTTAGACATATTAGCTAGTGTACCAAAGTAGGCCTTAAGCATTCCTTCTGTAGAGTTAGTGCTATCAGCAATAGTATCAGGGTCTAATTCACCTTTAGTATGATCCTTTAGCATTAATATTTCTGCTGTTATCTCGCCTAGCTTTCTTTTATCTTCTATAATATTTCTAGAATTGTTTGTATTAATTCTATTTCTTAGAAGTATTGCTTCGTTTTCAAGAGCAGGAATCTGATCCTTAGTAGGTAGGTGCTTATATTTAGTAAGAACCATGTCAGCTTCAGCCTCAAAGTCTTTGTAGTTTTTGTAATCAAACAATCCTTTTGCATCCAGCTCTCTAAATTTTTCTGGTGCAGTGGCTTTAAAGTATTCTTTTAGTATACCTAAGAACTCTTGCAGGTCTACTCTGTATGGATTTTTACCGAGGTTGTTTCTTTCTATGTGGTGTACAGTTAAGTTTCTAAACTTAGCATCAGGTACTTGTTCTTTTATAATAAGTGCACGCAATGCAAGCTCAAGCTTAGCCTGATTTAATCTGCTGTTACCAATATAATCTTTACCCCTAGCATACGGCATGGGTTGTATAGTTGACTTGTCATTAAGAAAAGCAGCACCAGACTTCCAATCAACAAGACTTATAGTGTTATCATCATGTGAATATAAACCATCTACCTGTGTAGCTATACCAAGTATATCACTATGTATCATAACCTCAGCAGCCATCTGATCACTAGATGTGTATCCTGACCTAGCTGTCAATAGATTGGCAACATTTTCATTTGTTACCCAGTTAGTAGCTTTGGCATCTATCTTGTCTTGTACAACGCCGTCTTTTTCTTTTGTTTTTGCTGCTCGTATATATGCTAGCTCTGTGAGTAAAGCTCTATCTTTTGTAATGTGGTATTCTAGATACTTGTGGATAGCTCGCCCGTATGCAGCTGCTGTATTAAATTTTCTTTCGTAGTGTTCTACTAGTTCCTCAAAACTTAACTCTTTGTTTTCAATTGTAATGGTATCTTTTTGTTGGTCCTTGCGCAGGTTGTTGTATAGAGTTTCAGCTGCATTACGGGCTCGCTCTAGCTCCACATCTTTACCAACAATTTTCTTTACCTCAGAGGTTAATCTTTTATAGTTTCTTGTATTACCTTTATACTCAGAGTCACCAGGATTTTCAAGGGTAAGACCCTCCTCATTTTTCTTTTGATTTAGTTCTCTAATCACGTTAGCTAACCTAGCCTGTGCTTTTGTGTTAGGTGTCTCGTTAAGATTATCTGTGCCTACAGATTTCTCTGCAGTTGGAGCAGTAGATTCTCTCTTAAAATGTTTTAGTACAATAGGTTCATCTAAACCAGGGAACACTGCTTCTGTATCTCTTTCTACTAATATTGGTTCACCATTATCATCTAGCTTAGCCGCATAAGACGCTGGATCATTTATCCAATCACCAAACTTCTCTATAAACTCAGGAGTTCTGACCTGCTCATACGCATCCTGCGCTAATTTAGGATCTTTTATCAGTTCTATTATTTGATCAAACAGACTGCTCTGAACTTCTTTACCTGTATTAGGTCCAAACTTTGGAGTTATGTTTATTGTACACGCCATATTAACACTCTTGACTTGGTTTCACGTTATGCACTCTTTTATATGCCTCAGTTGTAGCAGCCTTACCAGTAACAACTGATCTACCAGGCTTCAAAGATAGTGAAATTATATTTTCTTTGGAAGTGTCTATAGAGTCAATCTCTGCTAACTGCATGTTACTTCTAACCTCATCTCCTCTCAACACTAGTCCTACCATCATTCCAGGCTCTAATCCTTCATACTTACCAATAATATCTACAGTGTTGCTATCTAAATTATTTACTGCAAATACAGGATGCTGACTATTAAATGCTTGGTTTATAAGATAACCATTGTCCATTACAAATTCTGAAGACGAATATATGGATGCTGCATTATTACTTTTTCCTACCTTATCATAGTACGCAACTATTAAATCATCCTTAGTCTCCTGGTAAGTTCTTATGTATAAGTCACCAGTAAAGTTATTCTTAAGATACTTAGGACCATTTTCCATCTTAAAATAGTAAGCTCTTCCATCTTTTACCTTTCTGCTTATAGTCTTACCATTCTCAGTTAGAACCTCTCCTGTTTCTTTACCGTATATTCTTTTTACATTACCAATATTATTTAAAGCAAACTGTATCTCAAAGTGCTCTAGGATATTGTCCCGCATAGTTTGCGCTTTGGCTATAGCTGCTTTTCCTGCAGACTTAGCTGGGAATATTTTATCCATCAACTTAGTTCTCTCTTTCTCTACCTCTGCAAAATATTTTGGATTTATTACTAGTGAAATATTGCCAGCACCAAACGACATACCCTCAGCAACTACAGCATACTTAACAAGTTTATTCTTAAGAGCGCTATCTATCTTTTCAAAATCGTTGTATAACTCTATTAAATCTTCCTGAGTAAGACTAGATGCGCCTTGGAACTTCACGCCCGACGGTCTACCAGCCTGTCTTCTAATCTCTAGCCCTGCTAAGAACTTGTTGTTGAATCTTTCAGATTTAGGCAAGGCAGCTATATCGTCTACTAGTCCTGAAATAAATGCTCTAGTACCTCCAAACTGTATTTCACCAAATGTACCTTTGTATGTATATAGAGGCTCATTAATCGTAGTAAACTGCGGCATACCAGATGCTATGTACTTGATAAACTCAGTACGTATCTTTACATTCTTTTCGTTTGCAGTTTCTTTTTCTTCCTTGTCTGTAGTAAACTGCTTACCTATTTCAGCTGCAAAAGCTTTCATTTCTGGGTGCGCAATGTGGAATGCATTTTCAGAGTACACATCAAACGCTTCTACTACTTCCATAGCAGCTCTAAAGTGTGCTAAGTTTTTAGTTATATCAGGAATTTGCATTCCAAAATTACTGTTAAACTCTAGCTCGCCGTCCTCATTTCTAGTAACAATTTTAGCAACTGCTTGTTTTATATCTTCAAACTCAGCTAGTGAAGATGGCATAGATTGTAACACACTCAGTGCTTTACTCATATCTCTAAGAGTGTCATCATACTTAAGTATCTGCTTAGCAAGCTGTGCTACTTTTAATTGGAATAGTATTTCTTTGGCTGAAGATCCAAGCATGTCATCTAAACTTTTATCTTCTAGTATGTCAGATCTACGAACGCCATCCCTAAGAGCTTCTGTGGTAATCTCTACACTGTTTAATCTTTCCTGCAGCTGATCCATGTTAAGTCCTAGCTTATTTGCTACAATCTCTTCCATCTTAGTCAGTTTGTTAGTCATTCTAAATCCTAGACTTTTAGAAGCAGCTCGTATAATAGGCTGGTTTATAAAGAATGCAACCTTGTTTAGAGGTACACCTTGACTAGTCATTACTGTAAATATAGCTGAGGTATCTCCATTTAGATTAATTATATTTAGTATCTGCTCATTAGCATTATCAATAGAAGCGTTCACTGCAGAGTCAAGTGTACCATATACATACTCATCTGCAATCTCACCATTAATATCTTTACCTCTTGCATTAATAGCTAGCTCTGCATAGTTTGTTCCATCTATTTCATACGATAATATATTATCACCCGATCCGTAGAATACTTTAGACTCTTCTTTATTACCTTGTACTTCTTTACCTTTTCTAGCATAGATAAGAACTTTCATTGCATTTGCAAATACACCTGTAAGGATAGCGCCTTGTCTGTTACTTTGATGCATATATCTCTCTCCAAGAGGATCAGTTAAGTCTATGTCTCTATATAACTGCTCATGCCCATCTTGTATCTCTACGCCAAGAGCCTGGCTAAGAGCATCAAACACAGATGGTGAGCCCTTTCTATTTACACCCTTAAAGTTATTCATGTCAATAGGCGTAAGCATTGAAGCTCTGTTCTTCTTAGCTTCTATAACTTCTAGATAAATGTCAAGCATTCTATTTTTACGCATAGCGCTCATAGCAACTCTTGCCATATCTCTAAATTTATTTATAGCAGACATCTCATCCTTAATGGCATCAAGCGCTTCTTTTACAGGACTTTCTTTTGCTAGTTCCTGTCTTTGCATTACCATTAACTCACTAAATCTATCACTAGCTTTATCGTATCTTTCTTGCACTAAGTCTAAAAAGGCTACATCTAAAGAGTCAGCCATGCTTAGTATTAATTCTCCATCATACTCTAATCCTCTCTCAGTGTTTGCATACAACTTCTTACCGTTCTTGTTATCAAACATTGTAGCTTTACGTATAACAAATAATGAGTCGACGTCAAAGTCACTACCATGCAGCGGTGTGAGCTCTTTAGGTGCAACTAGTACATTAGTTTGGAATGCATCGTAAAAACCTACAACCTTTATTGCAACCGCAGAGTGTAGCTCTGTAGATGGTATACGGAAGCCCATCATGTTTTCATTAAGTATGGTGTCACCTATCTGAAATCTATCTTGATGTATAGAAGGCATAAGTACTTCTACATAAGGTTTATCAGCTGTTATGTGTTTTAGAGGTCTTTCCTTTATAGTGCCGTTAGCAAGCTTCTCATCAAAGTTTTCTATTTGATCTTTTGTTCTAGCTACGCCATTCTCTTCGTACACATCTATACCGTATGATGATTGTAACACCATTTTGTAACCCGGGAACTTAACTTTTACAGTGTGACTCTTTAACTTAGACAACATTAGAGAGAACACCTTTTGCGCAACACCTGGGAAGTTTATATCAATTGCAAACCTTTCTCTTTCTATATTATTACCATCCTTGTCTTGCTCTACAACTTTAGCTTTTGTACTAAGAACCTCGGCTTCCTTCTGAGAGGATGCAAGTTTACTAGCCGACTCTTTAGCCATCTGTCTAGCTCTGTGACGCATGTTATTTATACGAGACTTTTCAGGAGATTCTATTGCATTCTTTTTATTACTTGACAATGAGTCTACGGATCTTAAGAAGTCTTCTAGCCCCATACCAAACTCATCAGCCATTAACTGATAGTACTCCAATGCAGCATCAAAGTTCAAACCATTTGAGTCAATAAAATACGCTAGCTGTGTAGGATTAGATACTACCTTATCTAACGCAGCTTTTGGATCTAGCTGTATTCTATAGTTCTTGTTGTCTAGTACTACAACATTGTCTTCTGTAAAGTTAAGCTCTTCATTAAACTTACCATCTACAGTTACTTTATTATTTGCATAGCCATTTCCTGCAAGAGTCTTAGGGCCACCTACCTTGTTGGCGGTTTTAAATACATATTCATCTGCTTTTATAGCGCGCATTGCAGCTCTAAGTTGTTCAAGCTTTGGGTGTTTAGATACTAAATCATCACTTAATACAACTGCAGAATACTTAAGTGCATGCGTTTGGCCGTCCTTATCAACACCAAAGTATACAGGTTTTAGTACAGTACTAATTTTTATACCTCCACCAAAACCACGACGTATGTCAGCTAAACGCTCGGGTAGGATAAACCCTTGTGCATCTGCCATGTCAAAGTTCTCAAACTCTGTACCCATTATAGCCTTCATATCATCACGGAGCTCAGCTTTCTCTTTATCACTCATGTAATCAAATGGAGAAGCTACTGGATCATTAGCAACTATAACTCTAAACTCTTTCTGCATTCCATACTTGTCATTCACAAACCCTTTATATCCAGGTGCAAATGCAATCTTAGTACGCTTAATTACTTTAAATGAGTTACCAAACTGTGCCTCATCTCCTAATACAATCTGATTTAAGAAAAATCCATTAATTGCATAATTAGCTACAAACTGCTCTATAACTTGAGATCTAGCTTTTTCTTTTTGCTCCTCTCTTTGTACCTCATCACCTTCAAACTTAGCTATAACACCATTGTCCTGTAGAACTTTGATCATGCCATCCATGGCATTTGTGTTATAGTTTACATTATTATCTTTTAAATCCTGCTCAAACTTCTTAGCTCTGTCCTTAAACTCTTTCTTTATAGCAGCTAGCTTTTGAGACTCACTCATATTAGATTCTAGTATACTAGTAAATGCGGTAGGACTACCTTTCTTAGGCTTAGATTTGTATTGTCTTATAATATTTCTAATAGCTGCATCTTGTTGATCAGGCATTAAGAATCTAACTTCAGCTGCTTTTAGTGTAGGCGCATCTGCTACAGTGTGTATCTGCTGTGAGTACTTGTAGATGCCTTTACCTTTATCTATAGCAGACATATCTGCTAAGAACATATAGTTAAATATTCTATCTGACCAGTTAGCCTCCTCTTCTCTTCTGTATACTTTAGCTCTACCAAATCCTGATGAAGATATTATGGCATCGTGATCTGATATATTGTATATTCTACTATCACCATTGGCAAAGATGTTGTATTGATAAGTTGATTCGTATGCAGGACTACCCTCTTGTAAGTATTCTTTTCTGTCTTTTTTCTTAACGCTAGGGCGTAGAGATAGTATTGCGTCTACACCAAACGAACTATTATGATATATGTATATATTTTTACCGTCAGCATTTCTAATTGACTGTGGCTTCTGTCCCTGCCCTATAAACTGTAATGCTCCCCCTAATAGATTGATAGTACTTCTTTCATTGTCTACTATCTCCTCCATAGTAATCTTTCTCTTACCAGTTACTACCGGCTTGTTATTAGAATCAAACTCTGTTTCAGATAAAACGTTTACATCTTTGTTATAATTGTTCTTAACCTCTTCTAGCATGTTTATAAGCTTCTGCTTAAGCTCAGCTTCATTTCTAAAGTCTAGAGATATAAGAGATCTATCATATCCTATAACATCTAAGAACTGTATAACTCCATCCTCTACCTTACCTGCTTTTAATTTTTGTACAATACCAGGTATGTTTCCTACAAGTCTCTTGGCATTAGTTGTCATACCATCTTTTACAGAGGACCTTTGTACTGCGTCTGTGCCAAATGATCTATGCGTATAATACGATACAGTTTTTCTTTCCCCCTCAAAACCGTACTCACCTATCTTAAAGTTTTCTTTTCTTAGGTTAGCAGCATTTACAAAGATATTCTTAAGCGTCTTGAGTGATGTCTCTTTTACATACAGCGCTTTAAGCTGGTTAGAGTTTAACTCTTGTCCATTCTCCTGCATAGCCTCCCACACTCTGTAGAAGAAATCTTCAGACAGTTCGTCTTTCTTCCTTACTACTCTTTTTATTCCTTCAGGATTTAGATCAATATCAGAGTTGATATTGTATATATCTCTACCTTTATCCTCTGCAAATATGAATAGGCTGTCCGATATAAATCTAGCATTACCAGGTATAGTTTTTCTACCCGGCAATCTATCTACTAAACCTTGGACTAAAATTCCTTGTTTAGGATCTGTTAGTTTATTCAACACGGCCTGGCCTGCAGTACCAGGTTTAAATCCTAGTTTGTTACCTCTCTTAAGAAGTTCCTCCTGCATACCATTGAAACCAAGGCTAGAATCTAATCCAGCAAATAATTGTAATAAGATAAAATAGCCGTGTTTTATATTTATACGATTGATAGTATCTGTACCTTTTTGCTGATAAGTTAAACCAGATAAAAAGTCAACAACCTCTTCTGATAGACTAAGACTGTGGTCCTTTTCAAAAGCTCTTTCAATAATCTCTTTTAAGTTTACTGCATCTACATCTTCTTCTATCTCAAGGTCAACCCCTAAGGACTTATAGTCTCTCTCGTAGTATTCTTTAAATAATGTTCTTAGTACTTTCTCTTGTGAAAGTTTTCTAGTTGCCGCTATAAGTCTCTTCTGATCTACAGTAGGGTTAGCTATCTGCTCCATCTTTGCAAGATTATTTAAAACTTGCTGAGCTGTCATTCTAAGAGCCTCATCTCTACTTACTGGCGGACGCAAAACTTTCTTAGACTCTTTGTCTATAGCAGCCTTCTTGTTATTTGTGTCCATGTTATTCGCCATAAGACTTTTAAATATCTTAGACGAGTCTCTGTACACCTGAACAGTCCCAAATGTTTTTTCTATATCTATATAGTTAAGTCCTGTTACATCTGTTGGTGTATACATTTTACCAGAGAAGTATCCGCTTTCTACATTAGCAAAGAATGCATCTATATTGTTTACATTCTTTTGATAGAACCCAAATAGTTTAAGAAGCTTCTTGAAGAATCTACCTATAGCATCCTTGAATGATTCAGGCTTTTGCCTGTAAGTCATAAACTCATCAGCTAATTTCTCTTCTACCTCTTTATTACTGAATATGCCTTCAGGCATTTTATATCTTTGTCTAGCTGCCTTGTATAAGGCTGTACGTTCTGCAGGCGTAAGATAGTTCCATATTACTTTATGTAATGCTTCGTGACGTACTACATTCTCATATACGCCTGTCTTATCTTCCAGTAAGAATATAACTCCTTTTGAGAATCTACCAAGAACATCTGTCCTACCAGTCATTCTTTCCATCTCTGCAAAGTTTAACATAGAAAGCATGCTTGGTATAATTTTACCACTCTTATCAAACATGTCTGGTAAAAGTTTCTTTAGTAAATTTAGTGCTTTCTGTCTAGTAATCTTCTCACCTTTTAGGCCGCTGTTGTTATCCCTATAGTCTAACTCTATGCCTCCTATAATATTATCAGCCTCTTTTT